CGATCTGGCCATAAGATATGGTTTGGATTTTTCCAAATCAAGGACGCTACTACCGGGGCATGGCGAGGACTTAGTGAGGCTTCGGGTGTAGCGGGTTCGTCAACTATACTGTACGACGGAAGCGCCCAGGCACATACTCTGGATCCGGTAACAGGGGAGCTTTCAATTGATGCCGGAGGTCCAGCCGACTTCGGGGCAGGTGCCGCCGGAGGTCTTGTCATTGTGGATATGCGGGCTGGACTATTTGATGACAAGTACTGTGACTGGATTGCGATTGCCGGCAGTAGGGTAGTGGGCAATAAGATCACAGGGTGTACAAGTTTTATTCCGTTCTTTGATCCCGATGTGGACGGGAAGTATAAGAATCTTCGGTTAATGATCGTGAAGCCGTTTTGGGAATGGACGGCAGAGGGTTACCAGGGCAATCAGACTGGCATGGGTTCATACGGTGGACAATATTGGCAGAGGGGTGGTGATAAGTCTACACAGACATTTGAGTCGATCGATATGCCATATGATCCTGCGTTGGATATCACAGATATCCAGGGTCGTGTATGGTTCAGGAATGGCTATTCATTCTCGGATGATGATACGGTATCACCGAATGCGGAAGCGCCTCCGCCAGTAGGGAATGATCCAGGAGTAGTAATTCTTACATGGTCAGCAACAATCACAATCGACTGCAATCTTGGTAGTATATTCTTTTTGAAGCTACTCGGAGATTGTACGCTGGCGCCACTTGTCAATGCAAAGAATCTTCGCCCGATTATCCTGGTGACGCAACAGGATCCTACAGGGGGTAGGCATTTGTTTCTTGATGCAAAGTACAATACGGGAATAGACATTGACGATATGGTATGCCCTATGGACAGTGACGAAAGGACATACTATGGATTTATGTACTTTGCGGATTCTGATTTGATTGATATCGTGGCGTTCGTAAGAGGGTACAACGGATGAGCATGTCGGCGTGTTATTCAACATACTATAGGGTGGACTCTCTTGGTATTGTCACAGATGTGGCTTCAATTATTACCGGATTACGTGCGGCATTAACGGTAAGCCCTCCAGCAGCATCTAGGTGGACGGAACCTGCAGCAGGAACGTTTAAGTCTCCAGCTCGTGCAGACGGAATGTTTTTTACTGTTACTCCGACTAAGATATCTGCAACTAGAATTGCCTACGTAGTAAGGGACCATTACGGACTACTTGTAAACAACGCTACGGACACCCGTCAGGATATTGACACACCGGCCGGAACTACGATTGTGATTTACTCCGGGCCTATGCATTTGGTTGTTAATTCTGGTAGGACTACACCGGAGGCTTGGTGTTGTGGAATGATGGAGCGATCGCCGGATTTGAATTCTGTACCGCGCGGATTATATTTTGCTAGCTATGGTCCGCGAAATACCGCGGGGTCACTATCAGGAAATGAATGGGGATGTTATTGGGTTTGGAGTCCTAATACCGGATTATACGTGGGATCCAATCAAAGAGCCTACTGTCTTGCTTATCGTCAGCCAGCACAGTCTGGTTTATATAGTTCAGATAGGTTTACGATAGCAGGGGATTTGATAAATTTTACATTGGAATTTATTTGTGTTAACTGGTGGATGGGCAGGTTTCCTCAGGCAATAATTACGGATCAGTCAAGAGCTTATGGAGAATCAGTGAGATGTCCGATTGATGATGCTGGAACGGTTGGTACATTTCAAGTGGTTGGATTTCCTCCAGATGTTTATCAGTATACAAGAGCCAAATTGGCAATAAGGACAGGATGAGTACGCCTCATTTTTTGACTTCGAGTCATAGATATTTCAGACGCCAAGGCGTGACTGATGTTCAGACTATTATGGATGACTTCTATGCGGAAACAGTAACGCATGGTGGTTGGTCTGACCAAGGTGCCGGGAAGCTACGTTCACCAAATACAGATGGACGTTGGATGGATATTACTTTGGCTCGGGCTGCTATAAACAAGTTGAACATGACCCTGGGGGATCAGACACTTGGTTTTTATACGATATGTGCCAGACAGGCTCAAGGAGTAGCGGCTCACGCTTGGGATGTCAGAATATTTACTGGCCAGTTTCATGCGTACATAGACATCATTAGCGATCCGTTAAACGCGGAATGTGTCTATGCTGGAATTCTTGATATGTGGCCCGATAGTCCTTTTACTCAAACAGTTGATTATCATCCTACGGTGTATGGCAACGGAAGCAGAACAACCGTCGGTGTATATACTGCGGCAGATAACGATGTATCTAAGGCATGGATGCGGGATCAGGTTAGCTCTTGTCAAATGTGGCCGAGAGTCGGAATTCTTACTGGAGGAAGTAGCACGGACGTTGGTGTCAGAACTCTGGAATTAGTTAGATCTTATCATCCAAGAGAGTTTTGGGCATCGGGTCCTGGACAAGTATTAACAGGGTCGTATTTTGGTCATTACGCAGGCCGGGCTTATAATACATTGTTTGTTGATGGTTCCCTGACTCCTGGATCAGAATTATATATTTCAGTCGATGCAGGGTTCCCTGTTAGGTTTGTAACTATTGCAGGTATCCCGGTAAACTGGGGAAGAATGTTAGCGGTGAGGGCAGACTAATGGGAGTTCCAGTACATTACAATACGCAATTTACTTATAGAGAACATGTAGCTGTAGTGGATGTTCAAACCATTATAGACGATCTCTATACAGACCTTGTAACAACAGGAGGTTGGACTTGTACAGTAGGTGGAGTTGGGGTTACTCCAACAACGTATAAAACTCCAACAAGATCCGACGGGGCATTTTTTACAATTACCCTGACAAGGATTTCAGCGACGCGATTATCTTTTATTATGTATGACAACATTGGGCTACTGGTAAACAATCAAACAGATACAAGGTTGGACATAGCGGCATCCCCAGGAAACTCGGTTCAGACATATGCAGGACCATTTCATCTTGTTGTGAATTCGGCTAGGGCCACGCCAGAGTGTTTTATGTGCGGTATAGCAGATCAGACTCCAGAACCTTTGGCAACGCCGCGTCCTATATTCTTTGCTTCTGCAGGACCTAGGAACAATGCAGGAACATTAACGATGCAGACTTGGGGCAATCTATTTATGTTGCTACCTGGTACGGCAGCGTATGCGGTTCAGTCGGCAGCGTATTCTTGTTGTATGGCAAGGGCACCGCAGCAAGGAACTCAGTATATACTGGCTACTCTTTCTGGTACGTATGTGGCATGGCCGGCAGAGTTTTACTTCCCCGGAACAATGTCTGTATCGGGATGGTGGGCAGGTAGGATTTGTCAGTGTGTTATGGTGGACAGTAGCTTGTTAACTTTCGGATCGGAAATAAATGTTCCCTTAGACGGAACGACTACTGGTGTTTTCAAAGTAGTTGGGTTGACAGCATATAGCTATATATTGTTGGCTTTCAGGAAGGCTACGTTATGAGTGCTCCGGAATTCTTGTGCTCAAGTTATCGCTATTTCTCAAGAAGCGGCGTATCAGATGTCGCGACTATTATTACTGACTTCGAATCAGAAACAGTGACTTACGGAAACTGGACTTTGGTGAGCGCTGGGTTATACAAATCTCCGGCAGATAACGTATCCAGGTGGATGGATATCCTATTGACTAGGATCAGTCAGTACAAGTTGGAGATGCGTCTTAGGGATAACTTGGGAGTGACTATTTGTACTCGTAGAATAAACTTACCGTCGACTAATAACTGGATAGTTAGGATTTATACAGGACAATTTCACGCTATTATAGATGTGGATCCTGGTTCGTTGGTGTACGAGCATTTAACGGCAGGAATTCTGGATTTATCTCCGGAAGCTCAGAATGCGCATACTCATTTTGTTTATGGAGGTGGAACTAGGAATACTTCTGATGCGCTGGATGCATATGGAACTAATCCGTTTCAACTGTATGCGATAGATAACGTAACTCCAACAGGAGTAGTTAGGGTTGGCAGGTTCTCTGGTAACTACGGTAGCTATTCTTTGTATGGTGGTCGTACCCTGAACGGTTCGAGAGTGTTCAGAATGCGTGAGGTGTTTATCAAAGCGGCGGGCGCTCTTTATTTGTCATATGCTGGTCGTTGCTACCAGCAGATATTGGTGGACGCATTTATACAGCCATCGTCGGAGTTGTTAATACCTATTGATACAGGTCTTACGGCAAAGTTTAAGTGTATGGGTTATCAGGACTCTGTCGGATATGTATTACCCTGGCGTGTTGCGGTGAGGATAGCATAATGCCAAAGCTACCGATAACTAAGTACTCAAATATTTATCAGGACTTGGTAGATTTTGCTATCAAGTATTTCGGGCGTCTTACTGGTCCGCCCGCTTCTGAGTTTATGGAGTTTTTTACAACAAACAGACTAGTACAGTTGGCGGAATATTTTGCATTGATAAAGATTGAGCAAGGAAACATTCCTTATCCTTATAGCACGACGTACGATATTGCTGGTGGGTCTTGCCTTGTAAAAAATAATCCTTATTGGGACGCTGGACAAGGTCAATTAAATGTGGATGCTGTTCCGGCGAATATGCCACCAACGGGAATAATAAGAGTTAATGGAGAGGCTTGCTATTATTACTTTAAAGACGGTACGCATTTTTTCGTTCAGACTAGTGCTGGTATTAGTGGAAGAAACTATCCGTTCGGTGGTGCAGGTTCTAGGCATTATTTGAATGAAACAGTTTTGTATGGTGGAGCGATGGGAATGCTGGTGGGAAACCACGAGTTCAAGATATCGCCTCCGGGTTCGAAAAAAGGCGGAGTATTTATGCCAATTATCCTGAGATATTTGGCAGAAAGGTTTATCAAAAAGACTACAACGAAATCGGGGGATGTTCCGACAGTTGGTGGGGATGATCCGAACCCGGGAATTCCTACACCGCCAGAGACCCCGTATACACCGCCGGGTGGTGGTCCTGGGCCTGGCGGGCCTGTTGATGATCCTGGATTTGGTGGAGACGGTGACGATCCTGATCATAGGAAGGATGATCCTGGACTGTTAATGACTTAGTAGGTTGAGATAACCAAAGTAAGAAACAAGACCGCCGGTGAGGACGGCCGGGAGATAAATAGATGAATACATCACAGACTAACATTTCAATGTTGTCCGCGATTTTCGGAGCTAAAGGAAGGGCGGCAACACACGCAAGAGAGTCTATTATGCGTAAGAAGGAACTAGCAGATTTGCGAGAGATGACACAGGATTTGGAAATCGAACAACGCAAGGTTCGTCAAGACTTGGTTACGTTCGACGGTTTCTTTTCCGGTGTTTCTCTGGGATTGGCAATGGTTACACTGGAGTACACGTACTACAAAGTGAATATACCTTACGCCCGGTTATTAAACGCAAAGCCGGATGAACTAGTCGGTGTTCGCGTTGATAGTCGTTGGCCGCCGGCAGAACCAAACATATTGGAACTATTAAAGAGGGCAGAGGCCGAAGGCTTTGTAGATTTAACGTTACTCAATATCAAACAGGACGTTGCGCCCCGCTATTTAGTGATTAGCGTTAAGCATATTGTAAATGACGGTTATGGCATTGTGCTGGAGGACCAGGGGAGAATTTGCGAAAGGATGGGTTGTCCGAATCGCATGTTGCCTAATGGAAGGTAGTATCATGGCACCTGAAAAAATTCCAGAAGAAGCGACCAACGGATGGAGCGTATGGAGTAAGCGCATTCTGTACCAGTTGGAAATGGGTGATAAGAACTATGAGCGGATCATTGAACAGATTGAACAGATGCGTATTGATATTGCTTTGCTCAAGTTCAAGTCGATGTTATTCGGTGCGTTAGCTGGTTCGATTTTATCGGCCGCAATGACGCTGTTAATTGAGTACTTAAAAAGGAGGCCGTAATGGAGGACCAGAAGAACCTAGAGGGCAACGATAGCGGAGTGGAATTGAAAGCGATTCGTAAGCTGGTAATAGCCCACGCCAGGAAGGTGTACCTTGCTTATGCTGCGATGATCCTTATTGTATTAGGTGTAGTGACGTTTGAGGCTATTTCCTGGTACGGGGACGTGCAGACGGCAAAGATGGCGGCCCAGGTTGCAGCGCAGGTTAAAACAAACGGCGCTATTATTTCTAGCAGTCATGATGCAATCAAGGCACTGGAAAAAGAATTGACATCCATGAAGATGATGAACATTCAGCAGCAGCATTTACTGGTGGCAACACACCGGGAGTTTCTTACTAGCAAAACCTGTGAGATACATCACAGTGATTCAACAAAGCAGTGGTTAATGGAGTTAATGAAGGACGACAAGCTAGTCAAAAAATGAAAGGAATTTAGGCAATGTTAACACCGGAACAGCAAAAGAATCTCAAGCTAATCGCTGAGGCATCCGTGGCGTGTGAGTTCATTACGGGATGCCCAGCAATGGTGTCTGCCGCGCAGTGCATCCTGGAGTCTGGATGGTTAAAGGCTTGTCCTGGTAATAACTGTTTCGGAATCAAGGATACGGATCGTTACCCGGGCAGTCAGTACGTGCTCACAAAGGAGTACATTAACGGAGAATGGGTAACTCAGACTTTATTGTTTGAGGTATACCCGTCGTTGACGGATTGCTTTGTGGATCACGCTCGGTTGATAACCGGTGGATTCTACGCAAACAAACCGAATTGCTATTCGGTGGCGTTCAAACAGTATTTGGTGGACAAGGATGTGGACAAGTACATTCGGGGCATTTCCAAATACTACGCAACTGATCCGACGTATGCGGATCAAATTATTTCACTGGCACATAGTCAGTCCGTAACAAATGCTATTCAGCAGGCCCGGGTATAAGGGCAGAGGTGTTCCGTGTTGAAGCATACCGCAACTAGTGCATGGTTGTTCTATTTGCTCGCGGCTTTACTAACACTCGCGTGGAAGTGGGCGTCCTGGTGTCACACCGGAAAAAAGACTTTGCAAAAGGGTATCTGGATTAGTACTAAGGAATGGTTTGATATTACCCTGTTTGAGGACAAGTTGTCCTGGATTACTACGATCGGGGTGGTCTGGATATTCGGTGTGATTTATATCGACCGCGTGACTTGGGCTTGGTTCGGATGGATCCAGGAGATTCCTATACACGAAGCGGTAGCATTCTTTTTTGGTTCGTTAATGGAATTTGTTGCGCCAGCGGCCGCAAAGTTTGTACTAAGTAAAATTCCTTATGCGGATTCGTCAAGGTTAAACTAATGGGGAGTAACGATAATGGTAGGAACTCTTTTATTGAAGGTTATGCCGGGAGTGCCGTCCTGGCTGCGTTGGATCATTTTGTGGGGCGTCGTTTCCGGGGCGATCTTATACGGCCTAAGGCTTTACTCGAATTCCGTTTACGAACAGGGAAAGCAGCAGGGCAAATTGGCCATAGCCAAGGATCTGGAAACGGACACACTGAAAAAGCTAACAGAGGAACGAGCCCAAGTAAAAAAACAAAGCGACGATTTAACGGCCGAAAAGGTTTTGGTGGACAAACGTTTACTGGAAGCGGAGCAAGCGCGCGCTTCTAGTATGAACACTCTATCTGGCATGTTGACACAGGCCAGAACTCGCCAGGAGGTAACAAATGCGCAGGTTGCTACTATTCCTGCTACTGAGCTTGATAACGCCATTCGTGCACAGTCAAACAAGCTCGCAGCAGGTACTATCGGAAAGTGAAAAGCGGCTGATCCTGTCCCAGTTAATCGAGCTGGAGGCCAAGCGGTCAGCCGTCCTCGCGTACGAGGATTTCATCAAAAGAGAACAAGATCAGGTGGCCCTGGAGAAATCGAATTACTCCAGGGCGCTTGAGTTAGAGAAACAAGCTACGGCTTTGGCTCAAAAGGAACGAGACATCGAGAAGCAGAGGGCGGACTTATATGAGGGCCTATATAAGGCGCTCACTAAGAAAAAGACTATTGGGTGCATTCTTAAAAAGATATTCACTTTGGGGATAGCGCGATGCGGAGGCTAACGATATTTGCGTTTTTGCTTTTGTGTTGTGTCAAGGTATTCGCTGCGGATGTAACCCTGGCGTGGGATGCTAACACGGAAACCGACCTCGCAGGATATAAGGTGTACTACGGAACGGCATCCGGAGTGTACGGGGCGCCAATATCGTTAGGCACTCAAACCACGTACACTGTAACTGGGTTGGCCCCAGGAACATATTTTTTCGCAGTGACGGCGTATAATACTTCGGGCCTAGAGAGCGGGTATTCGAACGAGGTATCGACTACGGTAGCAGGTATATCAGTATGTGATGTGAACGGAGACGGAGGTGTTAACATCATGGACCTGCAGGCACTGATCAATTCGATACTCGGAATAAACCCGTTACCGCAGGGCCGAGGTGACATAAATAAGGATGGCCGGGTGGACATATTGGATGTCCAGGTCTTAGTGAATGTAATCCTTGGGATTACAGAGTGCAGTAAATAACCACGTGGTAAACAAAGGAGCAGTATGAAAGTCAATCTGACAGTCAATTGGACACCGAATGCCGCCGAAGAGGCGGTAACCGGTTATGATGTGCTTGTGGACGGGGCCGTAGTGGGCTCGTCCGCGGTTCCCGGATTCCAGGGTGATGTCGATGTGGAGCCTGGTCAGTACGCGCTGACTGTGGTTCCGAACAACGCCTTGGGACCTGGTCCTGCCAGTGACCCTGTGCAGTTCGTCATTCCTGCACTGTGCACGAAGCCGGTCGGGGTAACAGTCTCGATCAAGCTCAGTGTTCAGGTCGGTTAATGAAAGCGGTGATACTGATGGTTACCGTTTTTCTATACGTCGATCGGCCTGTATGTACCCTGCAGTTTGATCTGAATACTAGCGGCCAGGTCACGGTTGCAAGTACAGTTCAGAAGCAGGTGTCCCAGGCTTCGATCGGCGGAGGTAAGACGCGTGTGATCATCTTTGGCTTAAACCAGGTCATGTTCAGCGGACACTTCGCTTCGGTTAACGGCGTAGTTTCTGGTACAGTTACCAACGTTGTAGGATCGGACGCCAACGGCAATTCGGTTCCCGTCAACGTGAAGTATATAAACCAGCCAAAGAACGTGAAGGTGACGGTCACACCGAAGAAGTAGGAATCAGGCGGGTGGTTAGGGACCAGCTGTTTTCCTAGCTACCCGCCTTGTTCTGTTTTGTATAATATGAGATATAAGAAACTTATTCGTAAATCGCAATCATACTTAGACCGTGATATATGTCTATTAAGAACCAGATTCTTTCTACTTTATCGCACTTGGCTCAGCAAAACGGGAGTTACGTCTACGTATCGACCTCGGAATGGGCTCAGGAGTGCGGTATAAACCGCAGGAGAGGGTTTTTACCTATCGTTGCTGCTCTTTGTACCGAGGGAAAAATCAGACTGTCCAAGGGGCGGAAGGCCCGTGTTGTGGGCGGAACGATAGACATGCACAGTCAGCGCGGACTGCGGATAAAGGTATTGGAACCAGATACCACAGGAAAGCCGCTGTCCGGGATTTTGGCTAGCACATACGGAACGTACAGCCGGCCGCCCCAAGGGCACAGCAAGGAGGGCGCACAGTCCAAGTCGCGGATGGAACGGGCGCAACCAGATAAGAACATAAGTAAAACAATTACTAGTAATAATAACGTAATTACAAATAATGTTATATGGCGTGGAAGTAAAAAGCAGGAACCGCGGCGCCTCGAACGTTTGGAGCAATTATATTGGAACGCGGACCAGGTGACGGCAGATGAACTGCGTACCCTGGAACAGGTAATTGGGCAGGTGTACATGTCCACGTTCTCGTATAAGTGGTACGGACTGAGAAGGCGTCCCGACATCACGGCGTCGAAGCGAATCATCGCGTTGACGAGAATGCGGGACTGGGATGCACAAGACTTTCTGGAAGTGAATTTCATATGGTTCAGGGACAGGGCAAAACGGCGTCCTGTCGTGAGTAACGTAAGTGGCGAAAAGGCTGAGGAGAGATACGAGTCCTGGCTAGTAGCGGAACGCTATACCAACGGCGAGGGCCAGGCTAATGGTTCGAGGAGAAAAAGAGAACTCATATGTCTAAGATGCAAGAAGGAACGGACAGAGAGCAAGAGGACAGCGAAGAGGCTGTACTGGCAGATGATGAAATGGTTAGACGGGTATCTCGCAAGATACGCGAACATTTTAAGACAGTCCGTCAGGCAAAGAAAGATGCGGCTAAAAAAGCCGGCATGGCTCCTGGTATCGGAGGAAGACCAAAGAACTTACTGGATCCAAAAACAGCTCGCGCTAAAGAAGTTGAGTATAGTAAGGAGGTGGTGGCTGCGAGAACTCCAGGGGAACAGCTTGCCTGGAGATGGCGGGTGCTCGGACTGCAAACGTCGATGAAGCACTTTCTTCTGGTACAAGTCGAGGAGGGGAAGTATCGGGAGATATTCCCGCAAAATATTAGAGCCTGGACGAAAGAGTGTTTGGAATTGTCAAACAAGATGACAGAACTGACCATGGAATCACGGAAGTGGATGATCGAGGAATACAAGAGGACTAAAATAAGGAAGCCGTAAAACAATTCACATAAAGGAGAATAACTATCATGCGTAGCTTTCACGATATAGAGTTCAAGGGACAATTCATTTTTCATCACCGTATCGACCTCATGCAAGAGTACGCAGAGGAGCCCAAGTTGAAGCGTTACCGGGCGCACACGATCGCGGTCGTATTCGGACCCGACTATGGCTGCGCCGTCGGAATCACCAGCTGTTCCGTGAAGGACCAGTTCAGCAAGAAGAAAGGAATTCTCATAGCCACCGGACGTGCCAAGATGGAGTATGCCCTGGGTGCCCAGGTGGAATTCGACAAGGATAACAACAAGGTCATGGACCGGGACGAAATGTTCTCGAAGGCCCAGGAGATCTATCATCAAATGGCGTTACCCGTATGAGAGCCCGATCCCTGAAACTCTGGCTCAGGCCAGGAATACAAGCCCGCGTAGCGATAGTGGGCTCACGTAGAAGGAAGTGCAAGGGACTAGTCGTGGCCCTGGTGCAGTCATTACCTATGGACGCAACGGTTGTCTCTGGTGGGTGTCCGGACTGCGCTGATCAGTGGGCCGAAGAGGAAGCCAAACGACTGGGCCTGCAAACCGATATATACCGGCCAAATACCAAGGGCCTGAAACAATACCACCAAATCGTACAGGCGTATTACGCGAGGAACAGGCAGGTCGCCTTGCATTGTGATATCATGTTCGCCTTTGTGGCAAAGGACCGGACGGGTGGCACGGAAAATGCCATCAAGCATGCGTATGATCTCAATAAAGAGGTGTACATCCGATGAGCACGATCAGGGTGAAGTACAGTTGTCATACGTGCGGACTCGAAAAGGTTGAATGCGATGTTCCAGCACGCGAGGATGTCACAGACGTTGTATTCTGGGTGGAATATATCTGCGGCCGGGCTGTCCAGGAGGACCATACCCGGAGATCGCCTGAGTGTGACGCCGAGAGCGTTCAAGACCTAATGATTCCAATATCGGGGGCGGACTATATTGGTGGTCCGTGCAAGCAATGAGAATCAGTCTACAATTCAAGCTAGAGGATATGTGGATCGGGGTGTTCTGGAGGACATTACCAAACCTGTACACGGACGTTTGGATTTGTCTAATACCCTGCTTTCCGATCTACGTTCACATATATCGGGGCCGGCGATGAGAGTATCAACATTCGTGCAAAGGGTGGATTGGTTACTCTCACATCAAGAACAATGGGTCGAATGGTATCGAGAAATCACGAACAAGCACACGACCCCGTTGGACCGATTCCTGTCGGTACACTTCAATCATAGGAGACGGAACCTGTTCCTGATGATGAAGGCCGACGGGCTATTCGCGAAGACTACTTACTGGAAGGACGTGAAGCTATCCGGCGAACTCGCGATAGCTTACAAGGAGGCGAAATGCAAATCGGCTTAGATCCTGCGTGCGGGCCTGATGAAACCGCGATAGACACAGGGACGTTCCTGATCCGAATCAAGAACAATCTGTATACCCTGGAATGTAAGGTCTGTCACACGGTGGAACCGATCCCGTTTACCCAGGGCGAACTGGAGATCATATTTTTCAAGGACAAGAACGGGCATGAGTTCATCATGAAGCGGTTGTCCCGGGCATTCGGAGTTCACTATCTAAAGTGCCCAGAACAAGCTAAACTCAAAGCTCGCTTACTGGCTTTGAAGGGAAAGGTGGCTATAGATGGGACCGGAAAAATACAGTAAGGACCAGAAGGATGTGCGGGACGAATTCGCGCAGGGATTTATAATCGTCTTCGCATTATCTGGATTCCCTGTACCGGATGCCCAGATACAAGTGAGTTTGGCTTATCACTATGCGGACTTAATGATGGAAAGGCGGAAGATCCGTGATACCAGTAAAGCAGACTGAAACGTGGAACTGTATGCAGGCCTGTATAGCCAGTATATTCGAGCTGGATATGTCGGACTTGCCAACGATCCTGCCAGAGCACTGGTTCGAACAAGTAGAGGCTTGGGCTCTGGCATTCGGAATGGGCATTGCGAACTTTACCGTCCCTGAAAGGGGAGACCATAATATGGACTTTCCGAAAGGATGGTCTATCGGAGGAATTCCCAGTCCAACACAAGAACCGCCAATGCTTCACGCGGTAGTGTGCTGGCATGGAAAAATCGTGTGGGACCCGTTGACCGGAAAACAACCGGGAACGGAGGACGCAGTGGAGTACTTGCTATTCTACTTACTGAACCCGCTGGAATGGAAGTTGTATATCACTCATTCACAAATGTTCGGCGAAAGGACAGACTGGAAATGAGGATGATACCGGAGCCTTGGGATTTCTTCGAAGATTCTGTGATATTCGTAAGAGAATCCGATTTGGTATACCATCCGCCTAATAAACTGTGCCGCGAGGATTATCCGCACAATATTTCCAAGTGCAATATATTCCTGCGGAAGCGTACTTACATCGAGGCAGAAGATGAGACCAGTCAAACCAGGGACGTATAAGAGGATGGTCGCGCAGGTAGCGAAGGAGAGGGAATGGGAAGCGCAACACCGCTCTCATATCCTGACCGAAGAAGAAAGTGAGTTGGAGGACCGGTGGCGGGCGTTGGCAGAGCAGGTGAAGATCCAGTCCTTTACGTTTCGTGACTTACAGCACCGGAAATCATTTCCGACCATGTTTAAACACTGGAAAGAGAGGCAGGAACAGATCAAAGGGGAGCTTGACGTTCTGTATCTGGAATCCAAACGGTACGTCGTGAGGGCGTACAACAAAAAGATACGGGAGGTATCTAATGAGGAAACCGAATAACATCGTAGCGAACTTACTCCGGAGAATACAAGCACTGGAATTAAAGGAGTATGAAAGAGCCAAGGCTGCTTGCGAACCTTGTCAGGCATCCAAGACCATTTCAAACAAGCCTTGTCCGTTACACGATAAACCGATCACGCATCAAGATGCGGTGGACTTGAATAAGAAAATCGAGGAGCACCAAAGGGACAAGGGGATGCACTATATGCACGTGATGTCGTTCGGCAAGCAGAGAACGAATCCAGCATTGGAGCAGATCCTGAAGGATGCTACGGTCGAGTCCTTTGAGATTGATACTCGGGGTGAAAAGGTTACATTCAAGGGAATAGCTAAACGGGTATTCTCAAAGGCCCAGGATCCACACGTTCAGCGTCTGGCCCAGTTTATTATGGACAACGTTCCGGGGGAACCTAGTCAGAGTCAGGGCGCTGTAGATACTGCAATTCGGATCATTCAGGAGCAGCAAAAGGAAATAGTGGAATTGAAGCGGTATACAAACAAAGAGCACCAGAAAGTAGTGGCATTACTCGTTCAGCGGGATGTGAACGAACAGTTCATCAAGCGCCGGGATGGACAGCTTGACTGGTGCAAAATAGCGGCAGAAAACAATCCCGATGTGAAACGACTAGCTCGGGATAATCAAGGGTGGTCGCCGGCGTACGAGGCGGTTTGTAAATTGCGGGACGCATACGAACGTCTGGTACTCAAGGGTATGACTAAACCAAAGGTGAATACCATGCAAGCACAACCGCAACAAGAAGCGGAACTAGAAGAGAAACCATTAACAGAATTGGAGGACGCGTACTATCAACAGGCAGAAGTGATCCAAACGCTCCGTGAGCAGCTTCTGCGGGTTAGTAAAACGTCGGATGATTACTGCCGTAGTTGGCGACAAGCCCAAGACGCCTTGGCTCGCTTGGAGCGTACAACACATCAAGCTGAGCGCAATGCATCATCGGCCTGGAAGAGATGTCGCATTGCGGAAGAGAAGCTGAAAAGATTGCGGAGACATCATTCTCGTTAGGGAGGTAGTATGCGGCCGGTTAGTCCAGTTATAAAGGGTGTAGCAGAAGTTACGTATGCGAAGGATCAGCCTCAGTATATTCCGCTACCTGCGATCAGGGCACGGGATGGAATGATTACGACTCGGTGGCAGTGCACCTGGAAGGAGCGGTTAGCTATCTTGCTAAGTGGGAATCTGTTCTTACAGGTTCACACGTTCGGCAAGAAATTGCAGCCTGTTCGATTATTCACTAGGACACCTAACGTAAAAGAAGTGTTATGAAAGATCTGAGCGGGTTGGACTCAGCCCTTCATGACGCGATTATTGCTCTGCTAATATGGGATCATAAGTTCGCGCGGGAATGGGCCGAGCGCATCACGGCCAAGATGTTCAGGGATTCTATCCGGTTATCTGTAGCGGACTACGCACTGACATTTTTTGAAGATACTCGGTGTGCGGCCAAAGGTCTTATACGTAACTATGCTAAGGACCGATTCAATAAGGATCGGGTCGAACCGGACAAGCAGAAGATAATCCGGAAGTACCTGGACAAGTTGGAGCGTATAATCAGGGTCGATGGCATTGCTATCGGATAAGACTGACCAACTGGAAGAGAGTTCTTTGAAACGGCTCGTCTTGAGGAAGCCAGGTTTGAGTTAGATCAAGCCATGGACCAGGGCGATATTAAGCACGCCAGAGAACTACTACAAATGGCAGCGCGCAGTAGTCAAATCAAAGGGAAGATGAAGCCGATTGATTACTTCGCTACACTTCGGCAGCGGCAGTTACGGCGCGATGTAATGGCGATCCAACAAGACGGAGTTCATTTCCTGATACCAACGTTCGAAACAAAAGGCATCTATTCACACCGGGGAGAAATCACTTTAATCATAGCCCCTAGTAAACGCGGCAAGTCGATCACGTTAACTCACATGGGAAAGTCCGCAGTATTCCAAGGTCAACACGTTCTGCACGTATCACTTGAGAATCCGATAACAATGGTCGAGGACAGATACGACGCCATGTTCAGCGGATTGGCTACTCAAGACCTACGTTTCCTGGCTGATAATCTATCGGTTAAGATTGCCGATGTGGAATCGCTGTGTCGGGGTCGACTTCACTTGTTATGGAGAGCCGCAAAACAGTACTCGCCATTGGATCTTAAGGCGGATATTCAAACCATGCGGGCCGAGGGCAAGCGTATTGATGTAGCTATTGTGGACTACGGCGAATTGATGAAGCCGGTGTCCAAGACTTCCGGGGACGCTCGAATGCGTGCGGACTTGAATGATATATTCGTTAATTTCCGTGCGGTGTGTACCGAGGAGGACGTCGTCGGAATTACAGCCCAGCAAACACCGTTGAAGAAGAGGGCTAAGTTCAGACTAGGTATGGAGGATGGACAGGAAGCCTCGATGCCAAGTCAGCATTCGTCACTTATTGTCACATTAAACCAAACACCGGACGAATACGAAAATAATGAGATGCGACTTTTGGTATCAGGGTACTGGCATGGTCCCAGCTGGCCAGGTGTACCGGAAGTGCTTGTCAAACAAGACTTCGACCGGATGCAGTTCTGCATCAAGGAGATTCCACTGGAAGATGGTATAGAAGCAAGTAAAGCATGATTTTATATGGAAACATAAATAGTTCTACGGCCTACGGATTATTGCTATTATAATGAGGTTAGGTTGTGCGAAAAAAACTCGAACAAAGATTAGAACAGTTAGAAACGGAAATTGGAACCGCCAATTCAGCTCTTGTTAAGCTACTATGCGAACGCGGTAGTGTACGGGCGGCTCTGAACTCTGAGTTAGTTCGAGAGACTCAAGAAAAGGAGAAGCAATATGGCGTGGGCGACAACAGTTCAGGAGGGTCAGGTGTACGACGTACCGTCTAGTAAGTTGTTCTTGGCGATGCGTGAGGGATTCCCGGAATCAGAAGAGGATCCTGCGTTAACTCGGGCGAAAGAGCACTTACGGCGAAAACAACACCGAAAACGTACTCCAGTAGCCCAAAGGGGCCGCATAAAACCGAGGAGGCGGGCCGTTCCGCAGAAGGGACATCATATTAGCCTCGCTCCACTATTCAGTTGGTTTAAGGCTATCCTAGGGCCGGCTCGGGCCGGTTCAGAGTTTTTATAGCCAAACAGCTGGAGGTCACGTATAATATTAACGTACTGCATCGTGCATCCAGCCGAAGGCCTCAGTCGGGCCGCTAGTTTACTCTCTTTCTAGCGGGTGCCTCCTGACTGAGGCCTTTTTGTTGTCCGAATGGAAAGGAGTATATGAACGTTGATCAGCTATTGTTAAAACATGGCGCACATAAGTCGGCTGAAGGATATAACCTAATGTGCCCATATCATCTGGACAAGAATCCGTCATTATCTGTGAATACTCGTAAGGGTGTTTTTATATGCTTCGGATGTGGAGAGAAGGGGACGCTTCGTAAACTGATAAGTAAACTCACGGATGGCGCCGTAAGAATAGCGGACAAATCAATAGACGTGGCACCAGTCCAGGAGATAGTGTCATTACCTGTGGACTATGTACCGTTGTGGGGAAAGGTATCCAGTACATTTGGGAAACAGGCTTTGAAGTATTTACATAACAGGGGCGTGACGAATGACCAGATGCGGAGATTCCAGTTAGGGTATTGTGGGAATGGTCGATATATAGGAAGGATCATAGCTCCAGTTATAACGAACGGGAAGCTGCTATCTTTCGTTGCGCGCGACTTCACTGGTAAGTCAGAAACCAAGGTAAAATATCCGCGAGGGTCCCGGGCATCCGAAGGATTGTTTGGTTACGACCAGATGCGAAAAGAGGGCAGACTATCCCGCAGAGTAGTGTTAACAGAGGGGTGGGGAGATGCGCTAGCAGTAGATAGAGTACTTCCAAATAAAACGGGCGTCTTGGCCCTGGGAAGTAACAGAATCTCCATGACCCAGTTAAATCTGCTTGAAAACACGCCTCATATCGTTGTAGTACTAGACTCTGACAACCAAGGGCGGTTGGGTTCAAGGGAGGTCGCATCATTAATATCTGTGTTTGCGACGTCTGTAAAGGTTGGCTTTGTTTCAGCGGGTAAGGACCCGGGAGATTGTCCACCGGAGGCATTAAAAAAATTATTGATAAGTCTCCGCTGTTTCTCGTAAAATATATTGTTGAATCGTGCAGTTTACTTATTCAAAGGAGAGATATACAATGAGAAAGCGATTGCTTACTGTGCTTGTTGCGGTAATGTTAATCATGGTATTCTCGGCACAGGCTCCGGCATTCCCGATCTTGTGGTGGGAACTACCGGTAGCCGAAGCGGTTGGTGGGCCGAGTGTGTGGATCGGAACGGGTCTGATGCTTTTGGGAACGGCCGCATACGAAGTTTTGGTTTATGGGTATGCGACTGGTGAGATTCAAGCTCCGAAGAAGTCAATCGACCGACCACATCCCTGGTAATAAGGCTATCTGCGAGCGGCGACCTTAGTACGGTGAGTACGGTAATGGTTGGCCGAACTAGTACATCCGGTCCAGGACAGGCGCCGTTAATTGGAACGGCCCGCTCGCAGATTCTTTCACTAAAAGGAGAATCATATGATGCAAGTAGAGGGCAGAATAATCGTAAAGGCAGATACAGATCTCCAGCCAGAACAGCTATTGCGATTGGAAATGTACCTGAATGGACAAGTGGCGGATGATACATTCCGACTCTTTAAGGCCGGCATCCGAGTACATCTGGATTCGGAGTTTCGGTCGAAGAAGGTTCCCCATGCCGGAACCTAAGAAGGAACCGAGGGATCTGTGGCGTGAGGAGGCCTGTGGATACCAGGTCTATGTAAGGCGATATCCTCGGGGTGCTTTGTTTTACGATAGTAAAAAACCATTCTCGGCCTGGATTGGTGGTGGAGGTATAGGGCACGATAAAACACTAAAGGAATCTATCCAAACGGCACACGCTTATCTGGTGTTTAGAATAAGGCAAAAACGGGCGAAGGCTATAAACGATGTTATTGAAGCCGATAAGTTCTTAGCTCAGTGCGGTGAACTATAGGAGGTGTCATGGCTGATGTAGATAGCATCGTACCTATTTGGCAGTTCGATAAAGTATATGTTAGGGCTCGACAGTGCAAGGACTTTCTGTATCGATTCGGATTTCTATCGGATCACGAAGAACAGGCCGTTGAGCAGCGGATTCATGATGCTGTTATGTTAAAGAGGAAAACAGGTAGGGCTATTCTCACTGAAAAAGATCCACCAAGACTTAAAACAGGACGTCATAGCCGTAATCCATAAGGAGCGGTGATGCAGAAGCGGAAAGGTTCCAACATATACAACAGATGGCGGCCACGTACTTTTGCTGAGTTTGTCGGCAATGAGCGCGTGGTTATTGGTGTTCGTAGATTACTCGAACGTGAGGATCCGCCTCGTTCCTGGATGTTTGTAGGGCCGTCTGGTACTGGGAAAACCACAATGGCACGGGTGATAGCGGCATTCCTGAATTGTGAGGTAGCTACTAAACCACGGAACAAGCCCTGTGGAAAGTGCAAGGGCTGCCGGTCAGTATATGATGAGTCCAATATGGACTATTACGAAATCAACGCGGCAGAGAAACGCGGGATAGACTCGATCCGGGATCTGATAACAAATATGCGGTATGCCCCTCACGGCAAAGTAAAGGTGTACTGCATAGATGAAGTCCACCAGTTGACTGCCGATGCGGCCAACGCCCTGTTAAAAGTATTCGAGGATGGTATCGGCGGAAACTACGTTATTTTATGTACTACGGAACCGAACAAGGTTCTGCCTACTCTGCGGACTCGTGCCGTCACGTTTGCGATGAAGGAATGGACTCTAGATGAGGCCACAACCGCCGCAGAGGAGGTGTTTGCTGGTGAGGGATTCACCAAGATTTCAGAGGGGCAAATCAGTAAGTTTGTTCAACGCATGATGGATATTGAGCAGTTGTCGCCTCGTGCGTTTTTGAATGCAATCGATGAGGTGATCTCATCGGGATCGCTGGCAGTTCTATCATCTGTCGGTGGATTTGATGCGGACACGTTAGCGATTTGTCGGGCTGTTGCTTCTGGTGACTGGGACACGATCCGGAGGATAGTCGAAGATCGGGAGGATCTGGATTCGGACCGTATGCGGGCGGCTGTTTGTGGATTCCTACGGAAGCGGTTGTTAGCGCAGGACCAGGGAACATTGGCCGCAGCGTATGCAGAGGCGTTAATCCTACTTGCTTGGCACAGTTCAGAAGTGACGGGTAAGTACAGCATACTGGGAAGGATTTATGAAGCTACGGAAGCAATTTCGAAGGCATCGAATGAGTCAGACTAATCGTTCCGTTCCGCTGAACGAACTCATGCTCGTATCAGATATTGTGACAGCCACGGGCCGTTCGCGAGTTGCGGTGTATAACATGATTGAGCGAGGCCGTTTGGTGCCGGCATGGGTATTCGATAACGGGATTATGTTGTTCCTGAAAACGGAACTGGAAAACTTTGAATGGCCGAAACCGGGGAGACCAAAAAAATCATGATAGCGATGGCGCATCCAGGATTAGAAAGGCAGTTAGGAGTTAATGGGGTAGTTTTGTTCTCTGGTGGCTTGGACTCGGCAGTAGTCCTGGCCTATGCACAAAGAACGGTAAATAAGGTGACTGCACTGTGCGTGAGTTATGGCCAGTCGTCACCGGAACTGAACTTCGCAATTCAGTTTTGCAACAGGCTAGGAATCGATTTTCGGATTGCTGAAATCGGTGGCATGTTTCAGGGTAGAGTAGCTCTGACTCAGGACGCTGAGCTTCCGACTTCGGATCCGAAATCAGAGGAGCAAAAAGTAACGGTTGTTCCGAATCGAAATGGCGTCCTGTTGATGCTGGGAGTTGCGGAAGCAATTATGACCGGAGCATCGAGGGTTTATTCGGGAATCCAATCGGGAGGTAGAATGCTGTATCCAGATAATCGACTAGATTATCTGGAGTGCTTGACTAAGGCGGCGTTTCTGGCAAACGACGAGTATCCAATCGAACTTAGGCATCCGTTCTGCGGTGCGTGCAAATCAGAAATCGTAAGAGTAGGATCAGTGCTGGGAGTTCCTTTTGAACTGACTTGTTCTTGCTACCGGCGCTCTGTTGACAATCCGTTTGCATCACAACATTGCGGAGTATGCAAAGCGTGCCAAACAAGGAGAGCGGCATTTATTGAGGCGGGCGTTGAGGATCCTACGGAGTACGAAAAGCCGTAATTTTAGTAGCTCGAAGTTGCGTGAAGGACGGGCGAGCCCTATATTTAGTGCGTCTAAAGGGCTCGCCATTTTTTATGCCCGTGATTATCAACGTAGGCAAATCGATCTAGTAGGCCAAAAGGCCCCGAAATTATTTTTAGTCCGGACGGTAAAGCACTGGATTTGTAGCCGAATCCGGTTCGAAATAATCGTTGACAAGTATCTATATTTATTCCATAATATAGGCGAGGTTAAGGATATGAGAACGAGAACAAGCAAAAGGGAAACAAACCAAAGGCCAGAGGGGACAAGAAACCCGTCCTCGACCGGCGCGGCTTTCCCGGAGGTGGGGTTCTCGTCGAGCTTGAGCAGCCATCGCACCCTAGTTTTCTAGGCGCAGGTGGCACGGCGATCGATGATCCTAATTCGGGCTTTTGAGACTCCAAGCCGGGGCGACACGGTGAACCCGGAAGGAACAAATCGGAGAAAGCGGCTAGGTCGGCCTTAAGACTTTCACCTAAAGAAATCAGGCGAGTAGGGGAAAAGAGAGACGGGGAGACCCGGAGCATCGCGAAATCCTTTTCCAGCAAAAAGCCGGGTGAATAAAGGATCCGAGCAAAGCGAATCTGAGAGACGGCCAAATGACCCAGTGAGGGGAGGTCGTAAACCAGATGAGTCGAGCGGAGTTCCTGGAAGGGGTAACGTCCCTAATTAGAGCGTGGGTACCTGAAAAATTCTTTCCCGTTTTGGTGGTCCGGTGGAAGGGATAAAATCTAAGGTTAGCTAATTAGCAAAAGCGATAGACTCCGACCGCAAGTGCAGAGTTCCCGGCTATGCGGACGCCAAGCGAAAGCTCGGTAGGTTTTCTCTCAAATCTCCTGTCGAGTTTTAGCAGAGGGCAATCAGGTTGTGAGACCTGGTTGTAATGCACGGTTAGGTCCCAAGTCCTAACATCAAAAGGAGAGAACAACATGAAAAACAAAACATGGCCAAACGAAAAAGACGTTTGCTATGATTGCGGAAGCAACATTCCAGGACATCATACTCCGTCATGCGATTTTGCGGAACCTGATGACAAGCGCGATTTACCTGAGCAGCCTGGTACTCAATGGTGGACACGTGAAGTACCTGCGGAGTTGAAATAGCAGAGGGCCGGCGTAAGCCGGTAATGCACTTGCCGGGGGCACCGGCAATCGGTCCCAAGTCCGAACAAGCACAGGGAACAAAACAACACAAAAAGAAAGAGAGAAATCAAATGACGACTTCGAAAAATACGACCACTGCAACCGCAACTGCAACCGCTCCTGAAACCACGGCCCCGGCAGCAGCTCCAAAGGCTCCGACCCAGGCCAAACCGGTCGCCACCAAGAAAGCGGCCGTCAAGAAGGTCTTTATCTTCGTCGCGGTGGAACCGGACCTGTACCGGCTCACAATCGGATCGAACGCGGACTCGTCCAAGATTCGTAAGCTGCGTAATCACAACGCCAAGGAGATCAAGCAGGCTGTTGAGAACGCTTCGAACTTCGCGGGCCGGCCGCCCAAGCCGATCACGTTGAAGAAAGCGGATCTGAGCAAGTTCGGTCCCAAGGCCGCGCCGTTCACGGGTTTGAAGGCTTTCCGGATTGCGTAGTTCCTGCAGAGGGGGTCGGCTTCGGCCGACCTAATGCACATGCTGGGTCCCAAGTCCCAGCACTTCAAAAAGGAGAGACAACATGAAGAAGTTCTTTATTTGGTTATTTCTGATGTGGGCCGTACTTCACTTCGGAGCCAAGTGGGGCAAGGAAAACCAGGCGAAGGTGGAACAGCAGATTCACGAGTCAGGAATATTCCAGGTTGCGAATATCAACAAATAGCAGAGGGCCAGGGTTCACGTCCCTGGTAATGCGGTAGGTCGGTCCCAAGCCCCGACCACAACGAATCATTCATTCCACAACACAACAAAACGGCCCAGGGCAAGGTAGGGCTGGAAAACCACAAAAGGAGAGACAACAATGACCGAGATCAAAACAAACAAAGGCACGTTTGAACTACCGGCCGGTGTTACCTTATCGGATTTAAAATATCCGTCTTGGAAAAGTTCCAAGCGGTTTGATTATTCCGAGGTTACCAAGCTGGGCCTGGATCATTCGGATTTGGAGTTAGATTTCTGGTACGTAAATTCAATTGGCTGGTGCCTTCCGACTTTACTTATTCACAGGGCCGGACGGAGATCAGCACCGGGAACAACGGACAGAACGTATGCGGTTGGTGTAAACGGAAATCATTACCGCATCGGCCATGGACCACACGTTCAGGCTGAGGTTAAGGTGTACGTCAACAAGGCAAATTTGGATCGCCTTCGAAAGTACATCGACCTTCGGAAGTCGGGTGCGGTACACGCCAACGAAACCCGGGATCGCATTTCAACACGGCGTATGAACACTATGAATCGTCGGAGCAGCTTATTTGGATTTTAGCAGAGGGGGGCCGAAAGGCCCTAATGCCCACCGGATATAGGATCCGGTCAGGTCCCAAGGCCTGAGGGTATTACCAAAAAAGAGAGATTAAGGAGACAATACAATGAGCAAAAAGCAGAATAACGGCACTGATGATGAATCATTGGTATTCGCTGGCAAGGAGCTCACGTTGGAAGATGAGATGAACATTCTCAAGGGCGGGACAGTAGGCCTGGAACAGTTCCTCGAAAACTTCCAGTTTCTGATTTTCGTCCTGGACGAGTCGGGTTCGATGCAAGACCGGCTGCCGAGTGGAGATACTCCGAAGCGTGAGGTTCAGAAGCGGATTATCAAACGGTATGTGGACGAGAAGATCGGACGCAAGGCCGGCACGATGAAGATCGGTGTTGTCAGCTTCGATGATGAAGCGTCCGTTTGGCTCCAGGGTTCGTCGGATCCGGTTGCAATCAAGGCCGCGGCGGACCAGTGCAGGGGCGGTGGCGGTACGCACCTCGGGCGCGGAATTCTCAAGGGTCTTTCATTACTCCACCGGATGAAAGATTATATTCCCCGTCTCGTTCTTACGTCGGATGGTGAGGCACATGATCCGGCTCAGGCAATCGCCGGAGCGGAAGCGGCCAAGGCCAAGGGCGTCGTAATCGACACGGTGTACATTGGCCCTGGTGGGGGCGGTGACGTATATGCGGATAATGCGGCTGATCTTATGCGGAGAATCGCTGAGATCACCGGCGGCGTGTTCGAGCGCGTAAACAATCAGTCGGAATTCGAAACCAAGTTTTTCGATGTGATCAAGCGCCCGTTGCTTGCAACCAGTTTGAAGTAGTCCTCGCAGAGGGGGGCCGGTAACGGCCCTAATGCACGGGCCGGTCCCAAGTCCGGTCGTCATTACAAACCACAAAAAGGAGAGAACGATCATGGTATATGCTGATGATTTTCCAGAGCAACAAAAACAACAGGAAGCGCGGAAAGCGGCTATTAGGGCTCACAGGGCCGAGATGGACGCTAAGATCGAACAGTGCACGTTGGCCTTAGTCGTCGCGTTGGAAAACTATGGCCACAAGGTAGAACGGCATGGGCACAAGCAGGACGACAAAGTGATCCTCGGCGACATCTATCATATTGACGGGGTGTACTTTTGGGATCTGCAGTTCTACGAACAAGGGCTTTACGCTCCTGGTGGATATCTCAGGGGTGCCGGAAATGGTAAACTGGCATTGCATTATCAGGATCCGAATTCAGTGCTTCAAAGGCGCGTTATCATTCGTGAGAAGAAAAGCGGTTTTGATTACAACACAATCGCCGCTACGTTGATAGCCTTGGCAGCCCCGTTAATACCGGCTGCTAAGGAACGGTTGGAGCGGGAAGCGAAGCAGGCCGAGGCCAACGCCAAAGCGGAACAGATCCGGGACATGGCGAGCGCTTTACAGCAACAGTTTCGGAGCAAAACGTTGACGAACTTGAGTATTCAATATCAGAACTGGTGCGGCAAATTTGAGGTTTCGTTCAATACGGAGACCTTGGAAGAGGCGCAAGCAATTCTGAGCCGGTTGGTTCCGAATAAAACGGAATCGCCCGACGACGCAATCGAAGAAGCGAGGCGTAGAATACACGGTTAGCAGAGGGGGGCGAGCTAACACAGTCGCCCTAATGCACTAGTACATTCTTTAAGTACTAATGGTCCCAAGTCCATAAACAAAAAAGAGAGAAGAGGAGATAACATGAACCCAAGGAAGCTGTTGGCACAGCTCAGGCGGGTGTATTCACAGTTTACCAAAATGGCTAAGCAGCCGATCGAGGACAGGAACAAGTTGCTCGTATCTGCGGTGGCCATAATGGATGCTGTAGTGCGCCTGGCAATTGTTCAATACAAATCGCAACTGCCTCAGAACGCGGCCAAGCTTTTCGATATCGCGGGAAAGTGCAGAGCTAGGGCGATGAGTACAACATTCAACGAAGAGAAGGATTTATCACTTCGGATAGCACTTCTGAAAATGGAACAAATGATTCCCATGTTAAGCCCGCCGGCGTTTCAGCTCTATATTGACAAGTTCAATCTTAGGGCGTCGGCACATAAAGAGGGCAAGTCGGCCAAAGGTCCCAAAGCACCACGGGCACCAAGAACACCGGCGAGCGCCCAGCCTCAAAATCAGTATGGTGTACGGCGGAAGTTTTCTCCGGTGCCTCAAATAGTACCGGTTGGTTCGCCGCTGATTATCAACATTCTATTTGCTAATCTAAAGACCCCGTTCAGGGCGTCTTCGGCAAAGGCAAAGGCATTTCGTTTCTGGTTCGAGGACTTCCGTACTAAGGAAGAGGTCGCTCAATACCTGAACCAGGTTACCAACGGGAAGGGCAAATCGCTAGTCTGGTTACTCTGGAACAAGAGGAACGGCGGCGACGAGTCGATGCACTGGTCGTTTATTCAAAAGGGCAACAAGAGCAAGCTGGTTGTATGCGATCCGACCAAGCTTCCGAAACCATAGCAGAGGGGCAGCAGGCCTGAGGAACCTGCTGCTAATGCACATTCCGGGTCCCAAGTCCCGGAACACAAAAAGGAGAGAGCAACATGGCAGAGATTTTGAAGTGCGAGAAATGCGGCCAAAAGAATAGGGTCGATATATCGCGTTTAGCTCAGTCTATGTGTGCTAAGTGCGGTTGTCCTTTATTTATTCGGCCAGCACCCGGAAGAGATCTTATTGGAGATCTGGCCAACAAGCTGGAAGCGGCAGCTAAGAATGAGAGGTTCCGTAGAACGCAGGAATACATTTATAGAAGTCGTAACTAAGCAGAGGGGGGCCGAAAGGCCCTAATGCACGGCTTCGGTCCCAAGTCCGAAGCGTCATTACAAAAAGGGAGACAACATGGAACCAAGACAGTTCGAGGCACAATGCTACAAAACACTGGAAGAGTACGATCGTACTTATTTCGGCAGCGTAGGCAGCGTGATCGGGATTCGCCTTACTCGGTTTGCTAGAGATTACGAAGCACTCCAGCAGTTCGAGGCAATAACGCGAAAACGATTCGGGTTGGTTATGGTGACGCTGGGTATGTACGATTCGGAGTCTCGCCTGGTGTATCTTAATTACCACGTCAGGCACCTGGTAAATAAAGGCTACTTTACCACGGAGTTGCGGGCGGTCTTATACCATGAGTTGATTCATGCGGTCTTGTGCAATGCGCATCAGCCTATCAGGTTAGGGCTGTACCGCTGTTATTCACAAGGCGGCCACGGACCTGCTTTTCAAAAGCTCTGGAACAGTAATAATGAGCTTCGAGAGGTAAACGTGCAGCCGTTATGTTCCGCGGTTTGGGACAGAATGGAGAAGCGGCTATGAACATCCAGGCGTTTTTCGATCAGCTTAAACTCGAACTCTCATTACTTAAACACACGGTGGATGATGAGTTCGAGATGTTTGATAATAGGCCGCTTCGGTTAACGGTCGCAGGTTCCTTGGGATCAGATTCCCAGGCAATCGCATTCGGTTTCTACGGAGATCGAAAAGTGCTTCGGGGTGCTATGAGCCCCGAGGCTATTGCTTCCGCGATCCATATGTATCTGCAAACCAGGAACGTAGGTACCGGGGCAAAACCACAACCGAACAGAGACATTCTCAATACCAAACGGCCGTACGATCAGTACAAACAGTCACAGCAACAAAGACCTCATACAAAACCGATCAAGCCTCAGGAACCTAAACGTCGAGTTTGGGCAATGGGGCCGTCACAGTTTCAGGGTACACCGCTAGACCAGTTAAGGTTGGCGGACTTCGATGGTAAGGTTCAAACAGTCACAGTCAAGGGTGAGATCAAGACGGCATCAGACCTGGTGTTGGCGGACTTGCCCGAAAAACAACAGCTTATGCTCAAGATACTTGAGCGGGCACTCAATAGGTTGAACAAACAGTTATCCTAAAAAGGAGAGAACAACATGGCTAAGCGAGTTTTGACTTGCGGTAATGAGGATTGCAAGCAAAAGAATAACGTCGATATGGACCGCCTGAAGGCGGCCTACTGCGGGAAGTGCTCGTTTCCGATGTACATGGCCGTCGAACTCCAAGTTCGTGAGGACGAGGAGGAGGAATCGGTCGATGATCTGATTGACGAAATGGCCGGTGCGGAAGAGGACGATGAACCGGAAGAGGACGAGGAAGATGATTCGGAAGAGGAAGCCGAGGAAATCTTTCTCTGCCCGCTTTGTGGACAGACTGAGGTACCTGAGGAAGGGCGGGCCTGCTCCAAGTGCCTAGCCGCTCAGAAAAAAGCGGCCAAGGGCAAGGCAGGGGCGAAAAAACCCGCATCCAAGGGCAAGACCAAACCGAAAGTAAACTAGCAGAGGGGACCGGGCCAGCACGGCCGGTCTAATGCGCAGTCCCGGTCCCAAGTCCGGGGCGCATTGTTAGTACTAACATTCATTCTCACAAAAGGGAGAAAACGAACATGGCAATCAGTGCTGAAATCAAGGGCAAGAATTTGGTAGTGACGATTCCGGTTAACGATCCGCCTGAGCCTTCCGGTTCCGGCAAGTCGTTGGTGGTTGCGTCTTCGCACGGCAATCAGGAGACGACCTGCAAGGTGAACGGGAAGAACCTGGTGATCGGCCTGAACGCTTACATCCGCAACAAGTAGGCAGAGGGGGGCGGGCTAGTATAGCCGCCCTAATGCACAAGCCGGTCCCAAGTTCGGCTATTCAAAAAGGAGAGAACCTATGGTACACGTTCCAAGGCAGTTGACTACGGAAGAGGCTATCATCGAGGCGTACGAGCTTACCTGGGATCAAATAGCCCCAGATATTCTAGGTCGCGATGAGACCGCCAGCGTCGATCGGGACACCGTCATGGATTGCTGCGCGGATCACGTTCGTATTCACGGCGCTATGTCCAAGGAAGTAGAGGCAGCGTACAAGCTGCTATCCTGGGAAGAAAAGAAGCGGTTGCTCAGGAAGGCGTTCCCGCACAAGACGTACGGATACTAGGGAGGTTTATATGGCAGAGATCTCCAGATGGGCAAACACTCAAGCTACCGCAGAGGTTGCTTGTCCCCGTTGTGGTATGCAGGCCGGTGTTGAGTGCAGAACTCCAAAGATGCGTAGGTTATTCACAATTCACACCGAACGAGGGAATGCCTATTTTGCCAAGATAGGTCGTGACGAATGGCTTCGTAGGTACTCAATATCAAAACACTAGCAGAGGGCGGCCGGCAACGGCCGTAATGCACAGCTCGGGTCCCAAGTCCTGAGTATAAAAAAGGAGAGAACAACATGGATACAATCATCGAAGATAAACATTCGTTGGCACATCTTGAACAGGTCGTGCGTAAATTGTTCGAGAGGTTGGATGTTTCCGAACTTCGTCGTGGTCCGCATCCGATACCAACAGGGATAGGCGAAATCAAGATTGACGATGAAACGCTGGACGTATTCGGCGGCCTGTGGGCGGTTGCGTGCGAGATCACAGTAACCCGAAAGTATTTGGGTGGCCGGGGCCGCAAAGCAAAAGTTCCTGGATTTGTGGTCGGCGTCGTAGTACATCATCATAATTATCCGCATGAACCGGATGATTACGAACCTGTTGAAACGGGCCAGTTCGAGTCACCTTACAAAGCCGCAGAGGCTCTGGCATTGTTGTATTACCAAGACCGTATCAATAGTGCGATGGAGGACATCAGCATGGCAGAGGTTGCGGAGCAGTTCCACGAAGATTAGCAGAGGGGGGCCGCAAGGCCCTAATGCACGAGCTGGTCCCAAGTCCAGCTAGGCAGATCACAAAAAGGAGAGAACAACGATGGCTGATAAAGAGGTAGAGGCGACATATACCGAGGAGCCGTCTAAGTATCCTGTATTCGTGCAGGAGCTTATGGATCGCTTCAAGGCCGTTGAGCGCAAGCTAACGGAAAACAAGTATCAAATGGACGCAGAGTTAAAGCGTACCCAGGAGCGCCTGGAGGCCAGTTATACCAAGCAGCGGGATTTGGACGGGCAGAAGTTAATCGTTCATTTCCTGGAAGTGTTGGATAATCTGGATTGGGCATTATCACATGCTACTGAATCGGCCGACAGCTTTCATTCGGGTGTACGTCTAGTGGCGGATCTGTTTCGGAAGAAACTCCAGCAACTAGGCGTAGTACTCGTACCGTTGAAGGACAAGCCTTACGATCCGGAATTCGCGCAAGCTATCTTTGCACAAGAGGTAGATAAGCCCGAGTTACACGGCATCGTGCTTCAAGAACACGTCACTTGCTACGCGATTGATGCGACTATCATCCGTCCTGGTCAAGTGGTCGTAGGCAAGAAGCGGGAGGTGTCTAATGGTAGCGGTTAAGTGCTGTAAGTGTTTTCGGAATACCAACAAGTTCCGGTGTTGTTCCTGCGGTCACAGTATTTGTACTTCATGTAAAGAGCAGACTCGAAAATTACCGGTTCGCAAGTTGGTGAGTGACGAGGACTTGTTATTCCTGTTGGAAGTATTTGAACGGTCTGGCCAGTCATTATCCTATCGGGCCAAGGTGTACCGAGTAGAGGCTATGCATCGCGGTCTTATCAAGAAGGAGGCCAAGTGAAAAGGAAGAGGTTGATGGTCGTTGTACAACCGGTAACAAATCTCCCGGGCTTGTATACCTGGTCAATACAACGGGCTGGCCGGGTGATTGCGATATACCCGGAGACGTACAAAACAAAGGACTCGGCTATTCGTTATGCTGAGCCCTTTGCTCAGGAAATCGGAGCAACATTCGCTACCGAAAAGGAGGTACAGGGTTAGCAGAGGGGACCGGTCTGAGGGCCGGTCTAATGCGCATGGTCGGTCCCAAGTCCGACCAAGGGAGGCACCTATGAGGCGTATTTCTCGTGAGGGGTGGCGCCGGCGTAAGATCGCTGAGTACTACCAACGGCGGGACGATGAACGAATACAAAAAAGGGAGGACAACATGATTACACCAGAATATGTTGAATGGGAAAAGGCTCAGGAGCGGGCAGCTTTTGAGTCTAAGATGCGCAGGGACGAGGCTTTGGAAAAGCAGTCCCAAGTGCAGCAGAGGAAGACAATGGCGGATACGAGCAATCAGGATTCAGCCGTGCCGGCACAGCTCAAGGACTTGATGTTGATATTCGCTGGTAATGCATATTTCACAATTCGAAACAACACAACAGGCAATCGCTTCACGTTTCGCGTATCGGTTTCAAAACCGAATCCACAATTTCCGAACCCGGTTCACTTCGTTAGTGTACTCTGCGGGCCGGATAACCGTACGAACTATGCGTATATCGGGTTCGTCAGCAAAGCACTTCAATATCGGCACGCAGTCAAGTCAATCATCACGGAACAAGCGGTATCTGTTCAAGCTTTCAAATGGTTACTGGCTAGGGTAGCTACTAAGCAGCCCTTGCCTCCCGAAGTGCAGATCTGGCACGAGGGTCGGTGTTGCCGATGTGGCCGAATGCTAACAGTTCCTGAGTCCATTGAGCACGGCCTAGGGCCGGAATGCTACGGGAGGATATGATGCGAGTTACTCAGATGGAACGCGCTGCGATTCTCCAGATGTTTGTACTCCCGGATGGTGTATCGTATCTCGGGGAGCAACCGGATCCGGCTGGCGGGTCGATATCACTTTATCACGATGTAGTCACAGGGTCGTCATTCATGGTTCACGAAGGCGAAAACATCGAGCAGGCGGTAAACAGAATCCGAGAATCATTTTTCCCGGAGGAATTCAAGGTTTGGGAAGCATAGCAGAGGGGGTGGTTGCCTTTACAAAAGTAGGCATTAAATGGTAGGGCCTGATCCTATCAGCCACCTAATGCGGCAGTCCTGGTCCCAAGTCCCAGGCGCAGAAAATGGTTGTTGTCTCCTAGGCGGGCAACGGGTCTGGTGCGTTGCCAGATCCGACCCGCCCTTTTATTTTAGGAGTTCGCTATGGAAGAACCGCTTGAGGATATAGACTTAGAGTGTCCTGTTTGCGGGTGGATATCCTGCGATCACTTATCAACGGATATTGTCATATGTCCAGACGATCGAGTTCAGTTAGTGCCAGTAAAAGAGTAGTTGATTGCCCTCAGCTTGGCGTCCGTGTAGCTGGGAATTCGTGTGTTTACGCGGTTCCTGGCCGAAAGGAGGCATCCTAGATGGTGTTAGCTTATGCTCCTGGGCTTAGTGTGTACATAGTGTTCTGTACGATCAAGGAAAAGAGTATTCCTGCTCGTGCGGGATTTGTATACAACAAGCTAGTTCGTAGGCGGTGGGCTACTAAAGATCCGAATGTGGCAAATATCCTTTGGAAGTATGCTGTGCCTGCTTGTAAGGTTCAAATAGGCAAGGATCTTGTTGCGTCAAAAGTAATCCAGAAAAAATCAAAGGCAGTTAGTTCTGTTACGGAATATCCCTGTCCAGAAGGTATTGATTATCTCCCGTTTCAAAAGGCCGGAATAGACTTCATGCTGGAGCGAGATAGTGTATTCTGTGCGGATGATATGGGTGTGGGCAAGACGATAGAGGCATTGGGTGTACTCAATACGGATACGTCGTTAATATCTATTTTGGTAGTGACAAAGGCAGTACTCAAGATAAACTGGTTAAGGGAGATACAAAAGTGGCGGGCTCGTAAAATGTCGGTGGGTATTGTCTGGCCAAATCATACGGAATTACCGAAGACAAATATCGTCGTAATTAACTATGACTTGTTAGATAGATTTCACTTGTCCGGATTACGTAATAGAAAATGGGACTGTATCATCCTGGACGAAGGGCACTATCTAAAGAACCCGAAAAAGAAACGCACTCGTGCTGTATTTGGATATAATGACAGGAAGCGTCACTTCGTTTGTCTACCGTTAGAAGCTAGGCGTAAAATGGTGTTAACTGGAACGCCTATGGAGAACCGGCCAAAAGAATTATTTTCATTGCTTCATTGGTTAGATCCCATAGCTTGGCCCAGCTGGTTTAGATATGCGCAAAGATACTGCGATCCCAAGTTCAATGGCTTCGGAACCACGTATAAAGGGGCGTCAAATGTAGCGGAATTGAGGGCACGCCTTCGGGGTACACTTATGATACGGCGGGAGTTTACCGAGGTGTTTCCTGAGCTGCCGCCGGTTAGATACCAGATAATCGAAATACCCGTACAGAGTTCTACAATAAAAAAGCTTGTAACCCGTGAGCTGTATGATTACAATCAATTTTTACAAAAGGGAGTTTCGCGCAAGGTTGCTTTTGCAGAGATGTCGGCGTTAAGGCACCAGTTAGCCGTCTATAAGCGACCGTTAATCCAGTCATATCTCGAAGGCCTTCGTGAGGAGTCCCCAAGTAGAAAACTGATAGTGTTCGGGCATCATCACGATGTACTTGATGGCCTGCATTTATCATTTCCTGATTCAGTTTTAGTCAGGGGTGGACAAGATGCTACCGATCGTCAGAGATCAGTAGACAAGTTTCAAAACGATATACGGTGCAACATGTTTCTTGGGTCGATTGCAGCTGCGGGGGAGGGCTTGAATTTGTACGCATCCAGTTTAGTTATATTCGGGGAATTCGATTGGCGTCCTGGTAAGATACTTCAAGCTATCGGGCGCGCTTTGAGACTGGGACAAAAGGATCGCGTTCTGATTCAATATCTCGTACTGGCAGGTTCACTTGATTTCAAGCTCATTACAACGTTCGTGAACAAGCACATAGTAAATAAGGAGATTCTCGGTGACAAAAGGGAGATCATTTGATTTGAGCCTGTATACTGAGTCCTTGGCACGGAGGGCTTTTTTCAAGAACCTAGATAACAGTTTAGCATTGGAGGACTATAAGCAGATAGCGGCAATGTCAGTACTTAGGGCACGCAGGAGATTCAGGAAGGCAAAGAAAACCAAGTTCGAAACTTTTGCTATTCATTGTGTCAAGAACAGTCTTGTCACTATGACCCGCCGGCAAAAACCATCTGGATACGAATTAATGGAGGAAATAGCCACAGACCCCAAGGACGATTTTGTTTTTCGTGTGCAATCATTTATTACTAGTTGTCAGTCGTTGTCGGAGGCAGCCCAACAAGTCGCCAATGGTTTATTGGGTATTTGGACATTACCAACAGTTTCGTTGACTAGCTTTCGGCGATCACTTCGAATGTCAAAGTTAGACTTCAATCGAGCCTGCAAGGAATTACGGACAAGATTTCATGGGGAGGTAGTATAACAAGACATGCAACTGAAAAAGAAGTTCAGGTTTGAGGCGAGTCATATACTATCAAAGCACCCGGGCAAGTGTTCTCGGTTACACGGCCATAGCTGGGTGTTACACGTGATGGTGGAAGGCCCTGTAAATCCAGATACCGGGTTTGTCATGGACTATGGGGATATTTCCAAGGCAGTGAAGCCTATCGTTGAGGATCTGGATCATAGGCATTTGGGAGTCTGGGATGTGTTCGCGGAGGACAGTAATATAGGTACTGCGCGTTGCCGGGCACTCCCGCTTGAGTTCTATTCTACGTCAGAGAATTTACTGATGAGGATTGCAGAACTGCTTATGATCTCATTGCCTCAGTGGTCAGCACTCAGCCTGGAAGAAACGTGTACGTCGGAGGCATTGCTACTTCGGTGTGAATATGACCAGTTCGTAATGGATCAGAAAGAGAGGAGCGATGCAGCTGCTCGTAAATGAGATATTCAGGTCAGTACAAGGGGAAGGCCTACTAATGGGCCAGCCTTCCGTATTTCTCAGGTTGTCGTTGTGTAATGTCAATTGTCCGATGTGCGATACGGATTATCACCAAGGAGTCAAGGTGAGTCTTTCCGATATTGTAAAGGCTATTACCGGTCCGTATGCACGCGGCGGAATTCGTCATTTGGTGATTACAGGTGGCGAGCCGTACATACATCCGGCATTGTCGGAGTTTCTGGCTACGATGCGGGAGCTACATCGCGATTGGCACATCACAATCGAAACGTCAGGTTCTATAGTTCCGGGCACTGTTCTGAATTTGGACTTGTTATCACTATCCCCGAAGTTTATGTCGCTAAAGCCGGCAGAAAATTCTCACATGGGATTGAATATTCTGAAGGAGTCATTCCTGCGTATCCTGGAACTGCCTCGTAAAGAGAATAGCTGCCAGGTTAAGCTAGTTTGGACAGGAGATCCTGTGGATGTTCCAGACTGGTTACCTGATATGATATCGGACTTAGCACAGAACAGTATTCCGGTATTCTTTCAGCCTATGACAGATGGCAGAGAGTTCGAATTAAATTCTTACTTAAAACTGTTTGCCAAAGTCACGGCAGCCGTTCAAAATACGTTCGGTGCATATCCTCGGACGTTACCGCAGTTGCACAAGTTCTGTAACTGGAGGTAGTAATGCCGAGAGTGTCATGCAAGGGACTATGCGGCCGAGAATTCGATGAACGGTCCGCATTAGCATCTGGTGAGTTACTTATCACTGGTGTTTGTAGAGGTTGCTATAACAAGTACGCAATGAGTCCGGACGAGTGTTTCGGAAAAGGATTGTCGGATAAAACTGATGACACCTGCAAACATTGCGTCGATTATCATATCTGCTCAGGCTGGAATGCCGAGCCGGAAGGAAACAAAATGGCCAAGAAAAAGGTAGTAGAGGAAGAGGAAGAAGAACTCGAAGAAACCGAATCCGAAGAGGAAGGGGAGGAGGAAGAATTCGAGGAGGTCGAGGAAGAGGGTGGCGAGGAGCCCGAGGAGGAGGAAGAAGAGCCCGAAGAGGAAGAAGAGGAGGAAGAGGAAGAAGAGGAGGAAGAGGAAGAGCCTCCCAAAAAGACCAAAAAGGGTACGAAGCCTGCTCCAAGTGCCAGCCCGAGCAAGAAAACCGCAGGTAGTACCGGTAAGGGCACCAAAACCGCACCGGAACCGCCTCCAGCGAAGGGCAAAAAGACCGCTCCACCGCCGGCCAAGGGTGCGAACCCGGCAGCTACCAAACCGGCACAGACTCCGTTCCGCGCAGGCTCCGCCAAGGAGAAAGCGTTCCTGCTTCTGAAAAAGGGCGCGACTCAGGCCGAGCTGGTGAAGGAACTGAAGGGAATGACCGGTGATCCGTGGGCGTTCGTACAGGCCAAGTTGCTGCGCCGGACGACGGGTGGCGACAAGTCCATGTCCTGGACGATCAAAGAGAAGGAAGGCCGCTATCGGTTGATCGTGCAGTAGGGCGGCATTCTCGGGGAACCAACAAGGCGGCCCTAAGCAGTTCGGGGCCGCCTCTTTTTTGTGAGGAATTCATGGACAAGCATATGGACTTTGGAACCAAGCAGTTTTTGCGTAACTTAATACAGCGCGGAGTTGTCCGGAAGGATGATCCAAATATCACAGATACACCAGGAAGAGTCAGTCGATGGGCGGACTCTTTTTTTATGTCTCAAAAGGACATGGCAAAACATATAGCCGAAATCCTGCAGGCTAGATTCCCCAGTAAAGCGGATGAAATGGTGGTTGTTACGGGAGTTACGGTCTATACTATTTGTCCGCATCACTTGTTACCTGTGGAAATGAAAGTGTCGATTGGCTATTTACCACAGGGCTATGTTATTGGACTTTCCAAGTTGGCTAGGATTGCCAAGACTTATGCGAGACGTCCTGTTATTCAAGAGGACTACACGCAACAAGTATCCAGGGCTGTCGAGGCCGGTTTATCTCCGGATGCAGGAGTGTATGTCATTGGAAAACACTATTGCATGGTGATGCGGGGTGTTGAGGAACCGGAATCTAAAACGGTAACCTGTGCGTTACTTGGCAAGTTCAAGAATGAAGCTCCGCGGGCTGAGTTCTTATCGCTTATGAATCATTCGCACAACGTATAACACATGAAAAAGAAACTCGTCAGAAAGCCTCCGAGGCAGGAGCTAACAAAGTTCGAGTTTCAGTGTCCCAAGTGCAAGCGGATACAACACAGGAGCGTTTGGTCGATCGCACATTATAATATTGAGCAGTTGTTTACTTGCGAATGCGGCCACAGGTTTTTATTACCGCCAATGAGGATACGCAGGCGATGATTATCTATTTTGCAGGATTCTATACTTCGGGATGGGGACGCAGAAGGGATTTGATTCCCAAGAAGTTCTCGACCCTGGAGTCGTATTGGTATTTAAAGACCCGTAGGAAAAGGGCAGGCGTAGTCACCGTGAAGGAAGCCAGATGTGAGGAGATTCAGAATTTCTTTCTGGACTCTGGGGCGTACACGGCACATAGCAAGGGCATCACAATAACTCTGGACGAGTACATCAAGTACGTACACGCTAACAAAAAGTATACGACTGTGTACTGCGTACTGGATAGTATCGGGAATGCCAAGGAGACTTGGGATGCTCAGAAAGAGATGGAGAAACAGGGGCTGAATCCTTTGCCCGTATTTCACTCGGCAGAGGATGTAAAATACCTGAAGCGATATGTGGATAATTACGAGTACGTCGGAATAGGTGGTGCAGCCGGCTCCGCCAAGTGGTCTCGGGAATATTACTTCGACAGGATCCGCAGCGTATTACTTGGGCCAGGTGGAGTGCCCCGCATTCGTATTCACGGATTTGGTATTACCGAGCCACAGTACATGCTCATGTTTCCTTGGTACTCGGTGGATTCCACAAGCTGGGTGTTGCAAGCGGCGTACGGTGCGATATATGTACTATTGGGAAAGAAGTGGCACGTACTTCCGACTTCGCCTCGATATTCAAATGCCAACAAACCGGGTGCGTTTCATTGGAATCATATCTCAAAAGAGGAAAAGGATGTAATCCGGCAGAAAATGGTGGAGTATAGCCGGAATACAAACAACGGCAAGTTCACTGAAAAGGACTTATGCAATGATGGGTATGCCCGTCAGAGTTGGAACATGCATTGTTTCATGGACCTGGTTGGGAGATACGAGGAGTTAAAAAAGCTGGTACTTACAGCACAGGAGTTCTTTGTATGATTGTGAAATTATCGGACTTTTTGGCAGCTATGAAATATGCCTGGCGGGCAGTGTCGCCAGGCGATTTTGTTTCGAACTTCCGGTTTATAAGTTTTGAGTCATTTGCAGGGTTAAAGATCCTGCGGCTCCGGGCTTTCAATGGCACGTTGGGTGTAGAGGTGGATGTTCCTACCAGAAACCCGGATGCGTTCAAGCCATTTGTGGTGGATGCGGATAGACTGATGCGTTATCTGCAGAGCTTCGACGCTGCGGACTCGAGGGCCGTCGAGCTTACACTGGAAAAGTCCCGTTGTGTATTCAGCTTTCAGAAAGCCGGCAAGATAGCGTTAACACCGGCCCAGTTGAAGACCCCGTTTTGGAAAGCTCCCGACGAGCAGGGTGTTGACTGGTGTTTGACAATGGACAAGAAATTCAGGGAGTCCTGCAAACTGGTGTTATCTATAGCGGGATTGGACACGGCCCGACTTGTTACGCAGGGTATATTTATGGAAGGATCCAGGTTGCACGTAACATCCGGGGCCGCAATCGGGGAATCCACGGCCAAAGCAAAGTTCTCAAAGCCCATGGCAATGGTGTACGATTTCGTTCGTATCCTGGTTGAGATAGGGACGGATATTGAGGTGGGAACCGGCAAGAATTTTGTAGTAGCTAAAACAGGGACTGTCAAGTTTGTCCAGTCTTTGTTTCGGTGTCCGGCACCTGACTTCGATTCCATGTTGAAGAACTATCGGAAACCGCAAGCAGCGGTTACAGTGAACCTGAAGGAGTTCGTCGAGAAGTTCCGTCGTATTGGTAATATGACCGATCAACAAAACCGGGGAGTAAAGCTGGTATTCAAGGCCGGTATGTTGCGCTTCGGATTTGAGGATAGTGAAGTGCATGTACGTGAAGCAATTACGTACAAAGGAAACTACGATGGCGAGATTCTGTTAAATTTCGCGTATATCAAAGGGTATCTCGATGAGCTTGTGGCCCGTCCTTTAAAGCAGTTACAGTTAGGATTTATCGGGGCCGGCAAAGGTCTTGTATTCAGGATAGCTGAGCCGTTTGTACTTGTCCTGCTTCCGATGGTGAAATTATGAAACCGGATCCACAGCAGTTGGAATTTATAGAGAACCCGACGGTCAGGAAGGTACCACGATCGTCGGGGAAAACCAAAAAACCAAAGCCATTGTTGGGATGTGACGATTGCCCTCTGAACTACCGGTTGGAGTATCGAGTGCCGGGTGATGGGGATGTCAATTCGGATATATGGTTTGTAGGGGAAGGTCCCGGATTAAAAGAGGCACAAAGTCATCATCCGTTTGTGGGCGATTCCGGGGATCTGCTATGGGAGGAAGCAAGAAAGTTTGGTATTACCAGGGACATGGTAGCTGTGCGAAATGCGGTACAGTGTTGGCCGCCAGGAAACAGGACGCCAACGTCATTGGAAGTGAAGCATTGCATCGGATACCTGGAAGAGGAACTGCGTAAGTATAGACCCAAAGTAGTTATCACTCTGGGAGCTACAGCCTTACAGGCATTGATGGGTAAGAAGTACAAGATCACGGAATGTCATGGTCAGGAATTAATACGGGAAGATGGTATCAAAGTAGTACCTATATTTCATCCGTCATTTTTACTATGTAATGGAAAAGATCCTGATTTGATGAAGGTATGGCGAATCGGGATGCTACGTGGAATCAACGCTGCAAAGTCTGCGGGCCGTACGTCAATACTGGAGTCTGCCGGATTCAAGTGGACGATATTAAAGGCAAGTCGTTTTGCGGAATATCTCCGGTTTGTTATGCCTCGCTGGGCGGCTTGGGATATTGAAACACACGGCAAGGACGGGGAGCCGTTTCTTATTTCAAGTGCATGGGGAAAGAACAGAGGAATCGTTTCCGACTGGGATGAAGTGAAGCATCTGTTAGTCGAGTACATGGAGAGTAGCGCCAAGAAAGTGTGGCAGAACGGATGCGGATTTGATATACCACGAATCGAGAGGGATTTAGGTGGAATCCGAATGGGTGGTTACGACTGGGACACGTTTGTGGCCGGCGTAACTATCGACTCTCGTAGGGGTAGAAATAATCTGACTCGTTTAACTGAATGGGCAGCTCCTGAAATAGCAGGGTATGACGGCGAACTAGAGCGATACGTAAAAAAGAACAAAGTACAGGATTATGCGGATATTCCCCGGGAAATCATTCTGCCGTACTCTGCGGGTGATGCGATATCAACAGGAATTGTCAAGATCAAGCAGGAGCCTTTGGCTAGCCGTCCTCTGGTAGAGTTCTATATGGAACTGGTGCGGGATGTTTTGTATCCTATGGAGAAGCGGGGTATTCGCACCGATGTAAAGTTTTTGGATACCATGATCGCGCACTATACAAAGGAGAATGAGAAGATAATCGGACGATTAAAGGCAATGTCAGGGGAGCCCGACTTCAATCCTGGTTCGAACGAGCAGATGTCTTGGTTTCTGTTCGATCACTTGGAATTGCCCCAAACTGGTGTTAAGCTATCACCTAAAACGAACTTGCCATCGGTGGACAAGAATACGATGGCATTACTCAAGGGCAAGCATCCTGCGGTAGCGTTGACAACACAGTTGCGGTCGAACGATAAATCACTCAAGACCTACGGAATTCGTATTCGTAAAAATCTTGTGAATACGGATCGTTTCCGCGTGAAGTATTGGATAGGTGGTGCGGACAAGGAGGACAAGGACAGAGGGGCGGAGACGGGTCGTCTATCATCGCCTTTGCAGAATATTCCCCGTGTGAACAAGGACAATCCTAGGGCCTATGAGCCGGCAGATATATTCATTCCGGATCCGGGGTATGTATTCTTGGTGCCGGATTACTCTCAGGCTGAGTTACGCGTAGCGGCATTGTTATCTCAAGACGAACAAATGATTGAGGACTTCCAAAATAATATTGATGCGCATACCGCTGTATGCTGGAACTATTTGGGAGTGCCGAGAGGAACAAAGCCGAACAAGGAAACCAGGGTCCGGGCGAAGGTGATTAACTTTTCCAAGATATTTGGAGCTTCTGCTAACGGGCTTGCTAGGAACCTGGGATGTTCGGTGGAAGAGGCACTTAAGCTGTTGTATAACGACATGAAAAAGTACCCGGGTTATTGGGCATGGCGGAAAGCACAGATCATCCGGGTATGGAAGAAACGTTATGCGATGACGTTGTTCGGATTCAAACGGCCTATCGAAATTCCGGACGAGCGATTTTATTACGATCCGTTGTCATTACAACACTGGCAGCGGCAAGCCTTGAATACACCGGTCCAGGGTACAGCTAGTCAGTTCCTGTTACTCGGAATGGTTATCATCAAAAGGTTGAATCTAAAGTCTGGTGAGATGCTGATGAACATTCACGACTCGGCACCTATGCAAGTGAAGATAGGTAAAGAACAGAAAATCGGTAAAATAGTCAAGTGGGCATTGGAAGTTGCGATTGTGGACGAGGTTCGCAAACGGTTTAATAAGGACATATCACAGGTGCCCTGGACGGTGGAAATATCAACAGGGCCTAGGTTGTCCAAGCTACAAGAAATCGCCGTATAATATTCAGAAGTCGTATTACTTATTCCACTGAAAAGAGAGGGGTATATGGCACAGAAGTTGGACAAGGCGACGTTTATGCAACAGGTCAAGATAAACCTTGCGGACTTGACAGTAGACATGTCGGAGCAAGCGGCCCTGTTCGCCAATTATGCAACGATGAAAGTTATCGCAGAGGACGAGGAGGCCCGTAGGAAGCTGGAGCGGGAAGCAATGGAGTACCAGCTCGACGAGAAGTTACGTAAAACACTATCGGACCCGACCGAAAAGAAAATTACGGCGGCTATCAAACGTAATCCGGCATATGTCAAGGCCGACATTGCGTACCTGGACGCGAAGCATGTAACGTCCATGCTTTCGGTGGCTGTCGAGGCATTTGAAATGCGCGCCAGGATGTTGTCGTCGATTGGCGCATTGACAAGATCGGAAATGGAACAGCAGTACATGGGAACACCGGCGGGAAACCGGATGGCGTCCCAAGCTGAGAAGTTAGCCGATCGAGTGAAACGGAAATTACATGGTAACCAGCCGTGAGTTATTTCAGGTGTTAGTACTTATCGTAGTCGTGCAAGCGGTCTTGCTCACTTTGCAATCATGGTGGTTGTCAAAGCGGATAGCAGAAGGCGTGGCACGATTCTTTATGAATCTAGCGAAAGGAGAGTATGACGGAGAGCTTGAAGGACAAAATCAAGAAGGCCAAGGAAAAGGCCGCCGCCGATCAGAAGAGTAAAGGTGGTGGCGACCTGAATCGTTGGAAGCCAGGTGCCGGGGAGGATCATTTGTTCCGGATCCTACCACGATTGGACGCCCCGGAGCCCTGGGTGATGGGGGATGTGCATTACATCGACACTGGTGACGGCACGGCGATGCTGGGATGCGGTAGCGAGGAGTGCTATTCCTGCAACGAAAAGATCAAGCCACTTTCGGAGTCTGGTTCTAAAGAGGATCAGAAGCGGGCTCGGCGTTCCCGTAAGCAAACCAAGATCATGTTGGGCGTCGTCGATTGGCGGGATCGCAAGAAAGGTCCGCTGGTGTGGGAACCGAAGAACACTCAGTCCTGTTCGCAGTGGCTGAACATTCTCGGACTTATCGACAACGCCGACTTCGGGCCGGATATTTATAAGGCCAAAGAGGGTCGGTTGATTACGATGTCGATGACGTCGGCGAAAAAGAAAATCGAGGGGAAGCCGCAGGATGTGTTGTCGCTCCGGACGATGCAGTGCGGTACAAAACCCTGTCCCGTAGTAATCGGAAAAACCAAGTCTGGCTTTGCCATCCAGTTAACGCTGAAGGACGGCGCGAAGAAGGTGTTTCCGCTTATGGATCTGTCGGCTTTACTCCCGGACTACGACGAGAACGCGCACCGTGCAGCCTGGGGCGAGGAAGTGATCGAAGAGGAAGTCGAGGAAGTGGAAGATGAAGAAGCTTCCGACGACGACTTCGAAGATCTGACTGCTGATGAAAAACCGGCCAAGAAAAAGAAGAAGGCCAAACCGGTCGAGGAGGAAGAAGAGGAGGAGACCGAAGAGGAAGAGGAGGAGGAACCGGCCCCGCCCAAGAAAAAGAAGAAGCGTCCTGCTCCCGTTGAGGAAGAGGAGGAAGAAGAGCAGGAAGAATTCGAGGAGGAAGAAGAAGAGGAACCGGCGCCTCCGAAGAAGAAGAAAAAGAAACCTGCTCCTGTCGAGGAGGAAGAGGAAGAAGAAGAACTCGAAGAGGAGGAGGAAGAGGAGGAAGAGCCGGAGCCTCCAAAGAAGAAAAAGAAGAAACCGGTACCGCCTCCGGAAGAGGAAGAGGAGGAAGAGCTGGAGGAGGATTTCGAGTTCACCGAAGAGGACGAGGAAGAGCCTCCGAAAAAGGTCAAGAAACCTATCAAGAAAGGAACCAAGTAAATGAAGCCCACGGGATCGCCCAAGAAGTTGTATCCGGATATCAGTCGCCTGGTAGGTGAAGTCCAGAAAGTATTTGGTGGGGACGTCGCTACATCTGGGGCGGAAGGATTCATGATTTCCAACGTAGCGAACTGGATCGATGCCGGTCCGTTACTGAATCCTATCTTGGGCGATCCTTTGCGGGGTTTGCCATGCGGATTTTTTACTGAAGTAGCCGGCCCCGAAAGTTCGGGCAAGACTACACTGGGTTATTATCTGTTAGGACAAGCACAAAAAGCCGGTTGCATTTCTATTCTGGCGGATGTCGAAGTATCTTATGATGCGAAGTGGGCAAGACTACAGGGCGTAAACTCAAAGCAGCTTATCAGGATCGCATCATCCTATGTGAATGCAAAGGGGAAGTTCAAAGTGGACGACCTCGACGAGGAGTTTTCAAAGTGGGAGTTTATCGCTAAGAAATCGTGGCGTATGTTTCATCGGCCCCAGTTATTGCTGGTGGATTCAATGGCTGCGCTTATTCCCCATGAGGAATTGGTAGGAGACTTTGGGGACCGCAATGTGGCTCCGGTGGCTCGGGCACTATCCAAGAATTTCCGGAAGTTTCACAAGGTATTGCTGGAGACTAAGACGCATTGCATATTTATCAATCAGATGCGTTCTAAGATAGGCGTTATGTTTGGGGCAAAGGAACAAACGTCAGGAGGTCGGGCTAAGAATTTCTACTTTTTTGTGAGGGTGGAAGTATCCAAGAAAAAAACACTCAAGAACAAGAAGATTGGGCCGTTCGCTATTTTGTCAAAGGTGCGGAATACCAAGAACAAGTTGGCGCCTCCGTTTCGTACGGCGGATTTCCGGATATCATTTACTAAGGGAATTCAGGTATGATATTTTTAACGAGTGATTGGCATGTTCATAACTATCCTCAGTTCAGTAAGCCTTGGTCGCCCGGACTAAACACCCGGGCGCGCGACATTTATGAGATAGTCGGAAAAAAGATACCTGAGTTGTTACTGCAAAAGTATCAGCCCAAGGTGTTAGCATATCTCGGCGACTTCAATTTCTTCGCTTCCAATGACTACCGTTTAGAGAACCTGACTCGGCGGGCAATCAACAAGTGCGCATCCACAGTCAAATGTACCGTCGTATGTTCTGGTAATCACGACACAGTAGGAACGGACTCTGCGGATCATAACGGCCGATTGTATCTGCCTCATGCAAACTGGGCACCGTTTGTTTATAGGGAGTTCCAGTCGCAGACTAGCTGTTTGTTCTATCCTATTGGATACAATCATCCGATGCCAACGGCGAAGGATCTGCTCCTGGTCGGGGCAGCCAAAGTGGATCATGTAATCGTGCTCATGCACAAGAACATCGAGCATGGGATAGCATCGTCGGGATTCATTTACAGCAGCGCGAAGGAAGTGAAGATACGGAATCTGTTAGAGATCAAGAAGGAGATCCCGTCTATTATGTACTTCGGTGGGCATTACCACGATCACCAGATAATCCGTAAGTTGGTATGTATCGTGGGAGCACCCGTTCAACACCGGCGTAGTGACGAGAACTTGAATCGAGGTGTTGTGCTATTCAATCCTGAGGACAAGTCAATCAGGAAAATAACTCTGAAAACTGGCCCGCAGTTTATCTCGACCGATGTGGATCATTTGGAAGCCTATAGTAAGTCGCCGCAGAATCATTACATCACAGTCAAAGTGGTGGACGAGGTACAGAAGCGGACTGCTTTCGAATGGATTCGGGATACCAAGGTAAACGCCAAAGTAAAAGAACTGGACCACGACGAGTTGGTCGCCGGCGGATTTGAAGAAGAGGAGGAAGAGGTCAAAGAAGTATCGGATGCAGAATTACTCGATACCTGGTTGCAGATGAAGGCACCGGATCTGACTTTGAGGCAGCGGGGCGAACTCGTGAAAGTGGCGGAGGCATTATGATTGAGTTTACGGAACTGTACATTGCGAGGTTTCTATCTTTCGGCGGAGAGTACACGATAAAGCTAAATAAACGCGGCCTAGTCCTCGTACAGGGCATAAACGAAGACGACCCGAATCTAGACTCCAATGATGCAGGGAAGTCAAATCTGCTTTCGGCTATCACCTGGGTGTTATTCGAGAGGTTGTCTAAGACTCTCATGAAAAACCACGGGGACGATGTTGTAAACAAAGGCCAGATAGATTGTATGGTGTCTATCAAATGGAGAAACGGTGCCAAGGAGTATTCCGTACAACGCTTTCGGAAACATAGTACGCAAGGGAATTCCTGTCAGCTATCTGGTAAGAGCGGAACAAAATCGGCCACAAATGAGGACATAGTCAAGGCGTTGGGGATGACTTATGAGATGTTTCTGCGCTCAGTATTCTGGCCACAAAATACGTCAGTCCGTCGATTAACAGAGTTGCGGGATTCGGACTACAAGGAACTGTTCGATGAGCTGGTGAATACGCAGCACTATGAGGACAAGCGGCTCAAAGTAAATATGCGTTTGAAAGATATTCAAGATCAGCTTGTATCCCTGGGTACTGATGTATCGGTGAAAGAGGGATTGGTTATTGCTTGCGATGAAGACATTGCGTTTATCCAAAAGGAGTTTGATACTCTTAAGGGAGTCAATGTCAAAAAGATCGAGCGCCTGATATCCCAGTTAACTATGGCGGAAAAGAAACTGGCTGATGACCGGGATATGTTTGCGAATGCGTCGTCAGAATATCTTAGGAAAACCTATCAGTTCAAAACGAAGATGGCGGATTACAAGGGATTGCTGGCGCATTTCCGTCACTTGCAACAAGGTCTGCGAGTTAAAAAGTGCAATGAATGCGGCCAAGTGCTTGCATCGAAGTTGTCTGTCGATATGCTTACACGAAAACGGAAGGATGCCAAGGCTGCTGCGTTGTTTGCCATGAACGAAGTGAAGGACCTAAAATCGGATCTGTTAAGCGCGCACAAAACCGTCATGGACAAGAACCAGGCAATCGAGGCCCAAGAGCGGGCAATCCAAACCATACAAGGAGCCATCGAGCCTATCATGCCCGAGGGCTTTATATGCGATTCTGCGGGTTTCCAACAGCTTACCGCCGCTTTTCGCCTCAAAGAAGCCGCCCAAGGGCGTCTGAGGGCAAAGGAAGGGCAAAAAACCGCCCTTTTAAGCGATCTCAATACCCTGAAATCACGGGAATCTAAGCTGCTCCTGCGCCAGTCCCGCTTTTCCTTGCTCGACCAAGCTTATGGCCCGGGTGGCCTGAGGACGCTCCGACTGATGCGACTCACGCCCCAGTTGAATCGTTACGCGGATGAATACTCTGCTAAACTTGTCGAAGGGTTGTTGAAAGTGCAGTTCTCCACGACGACGAAATTAAAAGGCGGGGACATCAGGGAGAAGTATGAGATCTTGGTGTACCGAAATCCTGAGATCGATTTCTCGTTGTCGGGTGGCGGGATGAAACGTAGGGCGGATATCATTGCTGCATTTGCCCTGGACAAGCTAAGGAAGAAGTTAACTGGCAAGGATATTAACATCCGGGCGTACGATGAAGCAACGGACGGCGTAGACGGACTTGGAGAGTTATCCATATTGGAATTGCTCAGGGAGGAATGTCCGGGAACGACATTGTTTGTTTCTCACAAGGCATATGTTGACGCAACGATGTTCGATGACACGATAACCGTCCGCCGGCGCGATAACGCCTCGACAATAGAGGAATCATGAAAGGGAGTCGAGTAAATCAGTTTCCTATTCCGAACCATTGCAACTGGTGTTGTATATTTGTTACCCAGCTTATCCGGAAGTTCATAGAGGGTAACAGTAAGTCAGTCATACTTTCGTTATGTAATACCTGTCACGAAAAGAAGGTATGGCAAGGCAGACTGGACATATATGGTGGATCAGTTTAGAGGTAGATACTTTTTTCTATCGAACTTCTATCCCGCAACTGTCAAGTTTGAGGGATTAGTGTATCCGACAGCGGAACATGCCTACCAAGCAGCCAAAACGGATTTCGCTGACGACCGCAGGAAAATAAGGGAGCTTCCGACTCCTGGTCAAGCGAAGCGTGCTGGTGGCCGGCATGGTTTCATTTCAATATCGCCGGATTGGGATTCCCGAAAAACAATAGTTATGGAAGAGATTGTATATCTCAAGTTTTCTAGGCATCCGTCACTAGCCAAGTGGTTATTGGATACAGGAGAGGAAAAGCTAGTTGAGGGTAATTACTGGGGCGATACGTATTGGGGCGTTTGCAATGGTAAGGGCCAAAATCATTTGGGCCGCATCCTGATGAAGGTCAGAGCCAGGTTGAAGGAGCAAAATGAGTAAATCAAATTGGAAAGGCAGTGAACGCAAGGCAGCCAAGTTGTTTCCCGGAGGTAGTCGTCGTCTTCGCATGGGTGCGTTCTCGTCCATGGTTTCGGCGGACGATATTCGGTTTGAATGGTGCAAGGAGATAAAGCTGGGTAACCGAATTGTGAAGGTTCCCCGGGTTAGTGCCAAGCCAGGAGTGTATGTGGATGTCAAGAAAAAGGCGACCACGTCCCTGGTTACGGAGTTCGACGCGATGGAAGAAAAGTACTGTACTTCCAAATATGGTGGCCGGATGATATTGATTACGCACAAGAAAGGGGACAGCCGACAGCTTGTTACCATGTCCGACGAGTTCTTTAAAGAAATGTTCGATGCGTGGTATACCCGGCACATATCGGAACACAGGAGGGTGTAACATGGAGGAGATACTCCAGGAAATTCGGAAGTTATCATTCGTTTTGGAAGACTTAGCTGACGTTCACGAGCAAGTCAGTGAGGGCGAATCGAAAGTATTGTTTCATGGTGTTGTCCGATATGCTGAAAGCATCCGGAACGAGGCGTATTTAACAGAGTTAGCATTATCGCGGATAAGGAGGGAATAATGGCGGGAGTTCTGAAGCACAGGTTTCGTGAGGCGTTTTGTCTTATGGAGTACCGGTGCGAAAAGGGCTGTTGCATCGAGAAGATCTGGAACAGCCGGGACGGTGTAACACCGTTCATGGTTATGAACCGAAAAACACAACACATGATGAAGCATGTCAACATGCACAAGGATTTGTACGCGCCAGGGTACACAGTTAAGCCGAGTTGCCGGATGTTTGTCAATGCGACTCCCGAACTGGTGTTGCCAACGGCAACGGACTACGTCAATCGGAATTGGAACAGGGAAGGGCCGATGCCGATGAAGGAGGCATTCAAGACTATGAAAGATGCGGTTGATTTCTATGTCAAGGAATGGTCCAAGAATGGCACTGAACCCTGGATAGTGACAATAGCGGACAAGGACGAGCCGAAGGGCTATTATCTCAAGGCCGGCGACATTTGTCCGTTTATCTGTCCTAAATGTCAGGCCGCGATTCAGTACGATGAGAACATCGTGCGGTTAAAGTGTTCCTGTGGATACGAAGGCACCGCAGAGGAATTCTCGGAAACAGTACTTGAGCTCCAATCGCGAGTACAATAGAGAATAAAAAGGAGCTGGAATATGATTACGATGCCGACTTGGGCTTGGATATTAATTGCGGTAATCTGGATCATTGGGATCCGGGCATTACTGCCTCGGCGTAAGATGGACAAACAAACGTCGGAGATATATTACCTGATCTCCACTGGAACACCGGTTTCGCCGGAGCTAATGAACCTGTTAAAAGACGAGGATGATGGCCTAGCCCCAAAGTTTAGGAAGCCATTTATAAGGCGTATTGGCGAATGCCCTCGTTGTGGTACCAGGTCAAAAGAAATCCTAGTGTGTCCCATGTGCGGAGATCCTGGTTGCGTTGAGCAGTGTATTCCTGGTGGCAAGGACACGACTTGTACTCGGTGCGATTCCGAAAAAGCGGACTTTGAATCTATGTGAGCGTAGTTCCATATTACAAACCAGTTGTATTAGACTAAGAAAGGCAGGAGACGGATGCGGGGAATCTAGGATGATCTCCGGAAAAAATGAAAGTGTTTTGACCTAACGACAAGGGAGGGCTAGGTAATACTAGCCCTTCCGAATTTATGGAGGAACACAATGAGTTTCGCAACGTTGGAGAGGGCAGTACTTCATGGAGCCAGAAAGTTATTCATGAATCCGACACTTCGCAAGAAGGATATCTCGGCTTGGGCAACACAGTCAGAAAATCTGGACAAGGACGACGGAGAAGTCATGGCCTACGTCCCGGACCCTGGTGTATACGTCGTACTCAAAACAAAGTGGGATAAGCGGCCAGCCAAAAAGAAAGGGTAGTCATGGCTGAGAATCCTGGTGGGCAACGGAAAGTAACAAGGTTGGAGTTCATTAATTCCACACCGTTCGAACAGGGGTATATCAGTTATATGCAAGCGGCATGGAATTCAGATGTCCCCGAAAGGTCCCCATATGTCGAAGGATCGCCGGCCTACAAGGCCTGGTGTGAGGGGCAGCAGCGTGCGTGCATGAACGTACAGGACGGAGATGACGAGTGAAAACAATCGAGCAATTCGTAGTGGCGCACAGTGCCTGGGCAGTCCGTAAGTTCCCGGATCAAACCACGGAAGGCATTTGTAAACACATCGAGAAGGAACTAATCGAGGTCAGGGCCTGTAACGGCAAGGACTTAGTGGAATGGATTGACGTAATCATGTTAGCCCTCGACGGGTATGGACGGAATGGTGGAACACCGGAGGCCCTGCTGCCGTTACTGGACTTCAAGTTAAACAAGAACATCGACAGAGTTTGGGCGGTACAAACGGATCCGAACCAGCCTGTCGAACATATCGAGTAAGGAGGCACAATGCCGCGTGTCGGAGCAACTGGGAAATTCCCGGAAGGCAAGCTAAACGATTCAGACGAAGGCGAATTGAGTATTGCCATCACCGTCGAGAAGGGCACTATCCTTGTTGTGTTCGGAACGGCGACTACCTGGATTGGAATGAATCCGGATCTGGCCGACGAAATCGGACACAAGTTGATCGAACGCGCCAAGGAAGCGCGGGAGCAGTTAAACAAAGGAGTATCACTATCCAATAGGAGATTTGTCCCATGAAACAGAGAACAGTTTTGATTGAAATCGAGATATACACTTCGGCCAAAGTGAAGGACCTGAAAACCAGGGCGCAGGAGTTCGGCATCCCGTCGGAAGGCGACAAGGTGGAGCAGGTCCAGGTCAACGTCATCCAGCAAACCAAGAAGTAAACCGAAGATGGGGAAGGCCGGCAAGTAATTCAATCCTACCGGCCTTTTCTATGTCTTAGTTCGTGAGGGATTCAATAGCGGATTGGGCTTTGGCAACATTGGGGAAGTTCATCATGTTTCCCCAAGTCCCAAGGGACCCGTCTGCGAGGATCTGTTTGTTCCCAACAAAAGCGAAAACCGTAAGGCCAGTGCGGTATCGGTTAGTCTGAATCATTCCGATTTGCCTGGACTCGCGGAGTACCTGAATCCGCTGGACGTAACAGCTACCATCCAAGTAGCGGAATTTTTTCTTGTTTCTCCAAACCAATCTGACTTTATTTGGACTCTCTTTTCCTATCATCATATCGTGTGTCCTTTCTTGTCTCCATACTGACAGTCTACCATAAATCGGTAGGCCGAGGTCAATGGAATAGTTCATCCAACAGGACAGACGAGGACAAAAGATAATGCTAGTAAGGCATTATGGGATAGGCTAAACTCGGCTTTGTCCCTGGTTAGTAGCTAGTAGAGATGTGGGAGTATAATTGGTATAGTTATCAACAGGTTAGGAAAGAAAATTTCTAGTAACTAAAAAGGGGTGGAGGCCAGATAACAGTCAAGAATAAGACTGAGGACCAGATAACCAAGACTAGTAATTACCAGTAAACAAAGATAGTGCAATAAGACAGCAAAAGTGTAGAAAAGACGGCGGAGGGCACGTATGCGGCGTAATGGCAAGTTGGGGATGAAAGCAGCGAGTAACAAGAAAACGTTTCGAAACCCGAACGCACGAACACCGATCCAGATCGAACATGACGATGCAATCATCGCGCAGGAATACCTAAAAGGAACCACGTTATACAAGATCGGAAAGGCATTGGGCATCGGAACCACAGCCGTACAACGGGCGCTGAACCGTATCCGGGCAATGTGGCAAGCGAAGATGATGCGGGCAATCACGGAACACAAAGCCGAGCAGCTGGAAAAGCTGGACCTGCTAGAGCACGAAGCTCACTTGGCCTGGAAGCGCAGTCAAGAGGACGCGATGGAAATACAAACCACAGACCGCGTTGTCAATGCGCTCAAGGGCAAGAACCCGTTGAAGGGGCCGCCCAGTAATCAAAAGCAAAGTGCGAATCAGCCTTCCGGAACAAAAGCCAAACAAATAGATAAGACGGTCAAGGTACACGGGCAGTACGGCGACCCGAGATTCCTTAGTATCATTAAGGACTGCGTAGCCCAGCGTTGCCAGATCCTTGGACTCAATACACCGATTGCCGAGGACCCGAAGGACGCATTTGCTACACAGGATGATGTACGCAATCAAATATTGGACCGGTTCGCGAAACTGGGACAGCCAGCACCCGATCCAAATGCACCGAAAGTAACTATCCAGTAAAGGAGAACTTTATGTGGTTCGTATTTGGTTTACTCGTCGGACTAGGCCTTGGGTTGTACGGGATGTACATGCTCGTGAAAAAGGGCATAGTCAAAACCTAGGAGGCCTATGGCGTACATGGGTTTCAAGAAGCTAGCGAAAAAGGTGGGCAGCAAGAAGCTAGCTGCCTGGATTGGGCGAAAGAAGTACGGAAAGAAGCGGTTCGCGGCCATGAGTAAAGCGGGCCGGCGCCGTAAACGGAGGTAGCATGGATTTCGGGGCGTTATGCCAGCAGTGCGGTACGGACAAGGGCAAGTACTCGTCAGCGTACTCGGGCTGGCTGCGTCCCGACCGTGTTTCCCGTATATTGGAAATGGGCATAGGGGGCGGATTCTCAATTCGCCTGTGGTTGAAGTATCTGCCTAAGGCCGAAGTGGTAGTGTTCGATAATCAGGCATCAGCCTACAGGGACGTAATCACTCTAGGAAACATGCAGCGCGTAACGGCGTACACGGGCAATCAAACGGACCTGTTATTCCTGGAATACCTAGTAAGGAAGCACGGGCCGTTTGACGTGATAGTGGATGATGCGGGCCATGTACCTGCGGAACAGCTTGAAGCATTCACGTTTCTGTTTGAACGTATGAATCCTCGGGTGATGGGCGTACCGCGAGGGATGTACATTATCGAGGACATACCAGACCCGGTGGAAAAGCATTGGGTTAGTTTAGTCACGCATACAAAGGACATCGAGCATTCGCTAAACACGAATGAGGTTATTGTCCGCATCAGGAGGTAGTATGGCAGTACCCGAACATGTCAAAGAAATCATGGAAGGATTCGCCAAGGTGGATCGCTTTCTGGATAAGAGCATTCCGGCCAGTGACCAGTCCGCAGGACTACACGTGGCACAACGGAAGCACGATCTCGAGGGTCGTCAGATAAACCCGGACGCGCCACTGCATCCGATCATGATGAACACACGGGTTGTCAATCAAGAACCGAATCACGCGCCTCCGTCCGCGCCTTCGTTTGTTAAGGAAGGTACGGTCGATGATGCCAGTGACAAAACCTGAAACAATAGTCACCGTCGTCTGTCCAGAGTGCGGTAAACGTACACAGAGGGCATTCCGTGAGACCTGGTCGTACTGGTGCAGTTGCGGTACAGAAGGCGCACAGGAAGTCATCGAGAATAGGGAGATCCTATGAGGGCGAACGATTTAAAAAAGAAGTATCCTGAGTTATGGGATGCGATCGAGCTGAGTGTCTTGAACGACTGTGCGTTCAAGAAAATCGAGGACAGCAAAGCCCGAGTAATTGCCAGTAATGCGGCATTTGTCACTTGCTCAGCTTTTGACTGTTATCGGAAAGCTATCGAGAGGGTAGTCACTCGTTATCACGGAACGAAAGGGAAGCGATGATAGTCAGCATTCTGATATTATTGGTAGTGGTAATATTGGCTGTCTATGCCATCGAACAGTTCGTGTCGAATCCCAGGATCAAAAAGCTGTTGGAGTTCTTGGTGATCCTGCTCGTTATCATCTGGGCGATCAACATGTTCGTCGGGTTCGATCACGTCTGGTTCTGGCGCAGATAGGGGAGGACTTACCATGAGGAGCGGGCCGGGGAACAAACCAACATGCAAACGCCCCAGCCCGCGTGCGTTAAGGGCACCAAGGGCCGGTAAAGGGGCGCAGTCCACCGATAAACCCGCAGCACAAGCCACAGTTTCAGAGGTTCCTGCTCTATTCGTTCCAGATCCTTGCCAGACCCGCTGCGTCCCTTGCCTAGTTTGTCATATCGGGAGGTGTATATGGGGTGTCACAAGCTAGGGCATAAGATCATCAAATCGAAACACGGGAAGTTCCGGATACGACACATGAAAGGGAAGCCTGGAACGAAAGCCGCGATGCGAAGACGATTAGCGGCATATCACATCGCCAAGAAACGTAGTGGGAGGTAGGGCGTGCAGTTAAACACAAGCCAGTCAGTAGCGCAGCAAATAGGAGCCCTGCCAGAGGACGAGCGCAAGGCCATATTACAGGGCATGGATAAGAACCAGCTATTGGCTATGCAATACGACTGGAAGATGTGGGGCCGTCCAAAGCAGTTCGCACCTGTGACGGACTGGAGTACTTGGTTAATACTCGCCGGAAGAGGATGGGGCAAAACAAGAACGGGCGCCGAATGTATCCGTCACATGATAGAGAAGGAAGGGTACAAGCGTCTGGCCCTGGTAGGTGCAACGGCAGCGGACGCGAGGGACATATTAGTAGAGGGCGAATCAGGGATACTCGCGATCAGCCCGCCATGGTTCAGGCCTCAGTACAAGCCGAGTAAGCGCCGACTCATATGGCCCAACGGAGCCGTAGCCACAGTATTCAGTGCGGACAAGCCGGACAGGTTACGTGGGCCGAACCACGATGCAGCATGGGCAGACGAGTTAGCGGCATGGAGAAACCCGGAAGCTTGGGACATGCTCATGTTGACATTGCGCGTAGGTAAAAAGATGACGCGCGTAGTGGTCACGACCACACCGAAACCATTGCCCCATATAAAGGACCTGATAGTAAAGCCAGGCGTACATGTCACGAGAGGGACGACGTACGAGAACCTGGATAATCTGAGCCCCCGATTCAAGGAAGAGGTACTCGCAGCATATCAGGGTACACGTTTAGGCAGGCAGGAGATCGACGCCGAAATACTAGATGACGCGCCGGGTGCTTTGTGGAAGAGGTCCGAAATAGACAAGCACCGAGTGACACGGGTGCCTAAGATGGCGGATTTCCTAGCGCAGATGAAGAAGATTGTGGTGGGCGTAGATCCTGAGGCATCCAGCACGGAACAGTCAGCCGAGACGGGTATAGTCGTATGCGGAGAAGGGCTCGACGGAGAAGGTTACGTCCTGGGCGACTTCACATTACGAGGGACGCCTGGTGTATGGGGCAAGCAAGCGGTGTCCGCGTACTACCGAATGCAAGCGAATGCACTCGTAGGGGAAGCCAATAACGGCGGAGAAATGGTGGGCTTTGTCTTGCAGCAGTCAGACAAGAACTTGCCATTCAAGCTGGTGTACGCGTCAAGGGGCAAGCAGACAAGGGCCGAACCTGTAGCGACGATGGCGGAACAAGGGCGTATACATCATGTCGGATACTTCCCGGAATTGGAAGACCAGCTATGTCAATGGACACCGGGCGCAGAGAAGTCCCCGGACAGACTCGATGCTATGGTATGGGCATTCTCAGAACTATTTGTTACGGGCGTCCAGGGCGGCGCGCGCAAAGTAAAAGGGCATCATTAATAGTATGGAGTTAAATCTAAAGCGGAAAGGAGGTGACGTTATGAGAGCTAAGATCACGGTGCTGAAAGTGGCACACGTACCGCACAGCAAGCCGGGACTGACCAAGGTGACGTTGGAAGGGATCTTCGCGACGGATCCACGGGAAGTGGAAAACGCCGAGGCTTTGAAGGCCGACCCGAACGTCAAGCTGGAATTCGTGCTGGGCGATCCGGAGGCCTTGGCCGAACTCAAGAAGGGGCAGTCGTACTTTCTTGATTTCACGGAAGTAAAACCGTAGGACTCGTACAATGGGGGCTTACGGGCACATGTTCGTAAGCCCTCAGGGCATTATATAAGGACATCATTAATATGGACGGGCGCGATCGAGTCCTGGAAGACGACGAAGAGGATGCCTTTAGGATATTCCATGTATTCCCAGTAAGTCAGGAAGAGGAGCATTGTTTCATCAGCCGGCTATGCAATTGTGATCCTCGGGTAGATGTATTCGAGGAATGTATCGTGATTGTACATAACCGTTTTATCTAAGTGGCGACAAGCCGCGAAAGGAGCAGTATGGAGGGAGATACGATTCAAGTGGGGGATGCAACAGTAGAGTCTACTGCGGCCCCGATCGAGATGTCGGTCGCCACGCATCATCCGGAATACGACGAGATGTTGGATGAATGGAAAAAGATCAGGGATGTCCTCGAAGGTCAGTCCGCCGTAAAGGAAGCGGGCGAGGACTACTTGCCCATGCCCGATGGGCAGGATAAGGACGATTACAAGGCGTACAAAGAAAGGGCATTATTCTACGGTGCTGTAAAGCGTACGCTGAACGGCATGACGGGGATGGTGTTCATGACTCCGCCTGAAATCGAGAACCAGCCCGAGGAGGATATAGTCCAGCTGATCCTGGACGACATCACGTTCACGGGCGTACCGATGTACGGGTTCGCAAAGTCAGCGTTCAAGGAAGTGATGGGCATGGGGCGTGTGGGTATCTGGGTGGACATGCCACAGGCAGGCAGTCCCGAGATGCGGCCTTATATGGTCATGTACGAAACGGAGAACATCATCAACTGGCGCCGTAAACGAATCAACGGCAAGATGGTCACGACTCTTGTAGTGCTCACGGAAACGTACGAAGAGCCGTACGAAGAGGACCCGTTTCTCATGAACACCGATTTCCAGTTCCGCGTTCTGTCCCTGGATCAGCCACAGGATGCGGAGGGCAATCCGATCCTGAACGTGCCGCTGCAGTATACCGTGCGGGTGTATCGTCCGCTGGTGGATGAAAGCACCAAGAAGTCATCGGGCTATCAGTTGTGGGAAGGGCCGATAGTCCCGACACGAAACGGGACGCCTTTGGAGTTCATCCCGTTCGTAATGGTGGGCCCGGATTCGATTACGTTCGATATTCAGTCCAGCCCCATGTTGGACATGGTGGACGTAGTCCTGAGTCACTATCAAAACAGTGCAGACCTTGAGAACGCGAGACACTGGTGCGGCCTGCCACAGCCGTACGCGGTGGGCTTTCCCGACCGAGCAGAGTACAAGATCGGCGGGAACGAGATCTGGGTGTCCACGGATGCCAGCGCGAAGGCAGGGTTCATGGAGTTGACGGGCCAGTCGATGGCTGAACTGCGCTTAGCCCTGGAAGAGAAGGAAGCGAAGTTAGCCGTGCTGGGTATGCGGTTACTTGAATCCCAAAAGAAAGCGGCCGAACAGCCCGAAGCGTTGCGCCTGAGAATGTTGGGTGATTCGAGTGTCCTGCAATCGGTCGCCAGAACGGTGGGCCAGGGAATCACACTAGCTTTGCAATGGGCGTTGCAGTGGGCGATACCGGCATCGGCAGCAGATACCATGGTGACATTGAATCAGGATTACGGCGATGAGTCGATGAATGCTCAAGACTTTACGGCCCTGGTCACTATGTGGCAGTCGAACGGGATCAGCTACCGAACGCTGTATTCGAACTTGACCGCTGCAGGCATTGCGCGTGAGGGTGTTGACGCCGACGAGGAATTGGAAGAGATCCAGATCGAGCAGGAACAAGCACTTGCCAACGCACCTGTTGCTCCGGAAGAACAGCAGCCGCAGGGGACGGGCGAACTGGGACCTGTTGACACGAATATCGAAATGGATACTGCAGCAGGTAGCGAGGAGATCTAATCGTGCCGAAAGAACCTATGTGGAAAACCCTGCAGCGGATTGCTGACAGGGCAGCACCGAAAATGCAGCAAGCGTTTCTCAAAGCAGCAGCGTCTGCCCAGACCAAAACCAAAATGACTGCGTTAACGGACGCGATCCGTAAAGGGGATTTCGCAAAGGCATGGCAGGCACTGGACTGGGAGCGTACTGTAAATGCGGAACTAACACCCGAACTGCAACAGGCGCTCCTGGGTATTGTCAAGACTGCGGGCATCGAGACTATGACGGACTTGATACAAGGGACACCGTCATTTGAATTGATGGAAGCCCCGCAGTCAGTTTACGACTATGTAAACAAGCGGACAGGCGAGTTGATAACGAACATCAATCGGGATACGTTGATGGGTGTTCGAGACGCCGTGCGGGAGGCATTCTTGATGGGTAAGGGTCTGCCCGCACGGCAAATATTCACAACACTGGAAAACGCTGCGAATATCAAGGAGTCCCTGGGCCTGAACGCGAAGCAGATGAAAGCGCTCAATAAATACAGGGCTACTCTAAAACAACAGGGCGTCAGTCAACAGGCGTACCAGAAAATGACGGATCGTTACAAGACGACCCTGTTGAAGCAGCGTGCTAACACAATTGCCCGGACAGAAACCATACAGGCAGCGTGCGAAGGACAGCGCCAGATCTGGGAACAAGCAGCGGACGATGGTTCGATTGATGCGAAGCGCTGGGAGGTGGAATGGCTTGTTACTCCCGATGACATCACATGCAAACATTGTATGACCATGCGGAACAAGCGCCGGCCTATCAAGGGCGTGTACACAGCCGGATTTTTTGCGGGTAAGAAAGGACCTGCTGCGCATCCGAACTGCCGTTGCAGTGAGCGTCTGGTGGCAAAAAAGGGAATCAAGTTCCCGATGCAGGGCGCACCTGTCATGAACCAAGCTGCGGCCGAAGAGGCGTATGCTGCAGCGAGTGCAGGTGGAACGGAAATGACCACGCCAATGTACAACGAAGAGGAAATGGCAATCCGGTCCGCCTACGAATACGAAACCGCTTCCGAACTAGGGCTCGCAACACCCGAAGGTGGATGGCAGTCCCTGGATGTTTCCACGTTTGCGCAGACTCCCGATAGTGTTAATTTGGCATTTACGCAGACCAAGCTCCAGTTATCGAAAACCCGCAGGGATCTTCGCAAGATCGATAAAGCGATGAAGGCCGATCCTACGAACTACACGCTCAAGGGACAATGGGCGGACCTGTCAGTCAAGAAAGTCCAGCTGCTCAAGGAATTCAATCAATACAAGCAGAAGTATCCGGGCGTGAAGCTACTGAGTTCACAGGAAGCCAAGGCCGTAGCGAACAAGTTAATCTCGCCGGAAGCGGAAGCCAAGTTAGCTGCGATGGCGCCTCCGGGTTATGGCATCAAGGGGCAGCCTGTTATCGCACCAGCCGCACCAACGCCGGCCGCTGTCACGCAAGTGCCCGATAAGCCCACGATGCTACCGAACACACCGAAGGAGGGCATGTTTGAGGCGAACAAGTCAGTGACCTGGGCGAAAGGGGATTCACAGGGCGCGGGTTATGTGCTCAATGGAACGAACCTGCAAGAAGAGCAGTATGGTTTCTGGAAACAGGAATCTGATGTTGATTTAATAGGAGAACCGAAAGTTCCGCCGGTTACGAAACAGGGTCAGAAAGTATCCACAGGGGCAGTTGTAGTGGAGCCTGATGGACGTATTTGGGTAGTGGAACCAACAGGGCATTATGGTGGATATGAAAACACGTTCCCGAAAGGTGGGTGGACTGATAAGAACTTGTCCTTGCAGCAGAACGCGATGAAGGAAGTATTCGAGGAGTTGGGAATTAAGATCAAGATCACTGGTTATTTGGGTGATTTCGAGGGTCAGACATCGAACACCCGTTATTACCTTGCGCAACGTACAGGAGGGGCGCCATGGGTACCAGGCAAGGAAAGTCAAGCCGTTAAACTCATGACTGTAGACGATGCTCAGGGTGCCTTGAACGTAAAGCGCGATCAGGACATACTGGCCAAGGTAAAAACAATCATGGGCAAGGGTGAAGTGTACACGATTCCACCGAAACCACAGTCCATGACTCCGGAGGATTATCTGTACACGAAGAACCAGGTGGAAATGCTGAACAGGGATTTAGCTAATCGTGAGTTGACCCTGGAAGCGAAAGCTACGGCACTTCACGATTTGGAACACTATCAAAAAGAAATAGCGGGTTACGCTGCGAAGGATGCTGAGGCTGCTGCAAAAACAATCGCCGAAGCTCAGGTCCAGACACAGGAAGCGATTGCCAAAACGTTAGCGCAACAGGCAGCGGTTGCAGTCCCGACCCCGTCAATTATTCCTGCGAAGATAGGGCCGCCAGTACAGGGCACAGTAAACCTGCCTTCGTACATCGAGGGCTCGGGCAAGATCAGTCCGGGGCAGATACTCAAGGCAAAGAAAGCACTCGCGGGAAAGACCGTGACGTTGAAGCCGTTTGTACAGGACGTCATCAAGCCAGGGATGTCTATTGCGCAGGCAGAAAAAACGGCATCATTATCCCGCAGAGGAATCAGGAAATTCAATAAGGAGCTGTCTATTCTGGAACACGCTGGGATGGACGTGACCGAAGGCAAGATCGTCCTGAAAGAGATGAAGATATTCCACCAGGAATTGTTGAAGCAACTGAAAACCTATTCCGCGACGAACGGCAACGTAGTGGGCATGTTGAAGCCTCCAGGACTTCCGTCTATAGTTAAGATATCAGGTATCCCGAAATCAGTGCCGACCCAAGTATACAGTGCGCCTGTCGCGAAGACTCCGTTGTATGCGACCAAAGTATCGGTAGCACCGGGCGAACAGCTACAAGCCGAGAAGATGGTGAAAATCGGAGGGCAGAAAGGCAGTAACCCTGGTGGATCATATCGAGATAACCAGGGTCAGGAATGGTACATCAAGCAACCGAAGTCCGAGAGCCATGCGAAGAACGAAGTGTTAGCCGGCAAGCTATACGAACTCGCGGGCGTCGACGTTCCACAAATGGAACTAGCCCAGATAAACGGAGTAACGGGTGTAGCGTCCCGTATGGTGGCGGGTGTCAGCCAAGTGGGCGCTGCTGAAATCGGCAAGCTAGTCGGAACCTATGAGGGATTTGCCACAGATGCCTGGTTAGCGAACTGGGATGTAGTGGGCTTAGGTTACGATAACCTATTAGCCAAAGCGGGCCAAGCAATTCGCGTTGATACAGGCGGGTCGTTACTATACCGGGCGCAGGGTACTCTCAAGGGCAGCGCGTTTACGAGTGACGTAAAGGAATTGGAATCGTTGCGGAATTCCTACAAGAACGCGCAATCAGCCAAGGTATTTGAGAACATGACCAAGGAGAAGCTGGTTGCGTCCATGGAGAAGGTCGCAAACATAGTCCGAACTGACATCGAAAAAATGGTCATGCTGTATGGTCCTGGGACGGCTGCTGAACGCGGGGAGTTAGCGAACAAGCTGTTGAGCCGGCAAACCGACATCAGGAAAAAGATGGACGTCCTGAAGCAGGAAATAGCGGACGAACAGAGGATGGCAGCAATCCCGAAAACTCCAATGATGCCGAACCCGCTAAAGACCAAGATGTATTCGAGCCGGCAGCAGTTCTTGAATACCTTGCCCCGTAATGAGGCCGACTCTCTGGTTAGCTTTATTAAGGACTTCACGGGATCGGGATATACCACGATCAGAGAGTTTCAGAAGTATCGCGATAAGGTCATGCAGCAGTGGGAAAAGTACTACGACCGAAGTCACGCGACTCGTATGGCGGCTGAGTACGACAAGAACATTTCGAACTATACGAAGATGATTAACTCGACCAAGACTCACGAGGGCCAAGTATGGCGCGGTCTGCGTAGTGTTCAGAAGTCTGCGGCGAAAGCGAACTACCGTGAGGGCCAGACTATTGAATGGACCCAGTTGACATCGTCCTCGACATCGGAATCAAAAGCGCAAGGATTCGGCGATCACGTCCTGTTCCGCATCCAGACCAAGAACAACGGCCAGTTCATCGGGGACATATCATACTATGGGCGTGAGCAGGAAGTGATGCTGCGGAATAACACGAAGTATCGAGTTATGAAAGTCACGGATGGATACCAGGGCAAATGGTTGTTGATTGACTTACAGGAAGCAAACGATCTTGAACAAGCCTCGTACAGGTACCTGGTGTCGAAGACGGGTAAACAGGCACTGTCTGAGTTAGCGCAGACCGAATTGCTATTAAAACAGGATTTGCAGGATGCAATGTACGCGGGTCAGTTTTCCAAGGCAGCTTCTATACGTAACCAGTTGGGCTCGATCAAGATTCAACGGCGTCAGATTGCGAATATGGAAAGTACCCGGACTATTGTTGACGAGGCACCTAAGTTAATCAAAACGGAGGTCAGTCTTAAGGGTGTCCCGAAGAGGGTAATAAAGGACTACGATGAGAACGTACAACGCTTCAAGACAGCGGAAAAGGATTATCTCAAGTTGAAGGCCAAGTACGACCAGTTCAAGGGATGGGATGTAAAAGAGGACATGCAAATGGCGCGGGAGCGCATGCAGTATACTCGCAGGGATATTCAAACCGCAGAGGCGGATTATCCTGAACTTAGGAGTTACGGTGCTGCTAGACTCGCGGCAAAGAAACCAGTAGTCGGGCCTAAAATAGTCAGCACCGCGCCTGCGGTTCCTGTACCTATAAACAAACCAGTACCAGGTGTAGTGGACTTTATGAACAAGATGCCGTCCGATCACGCAACCAGCTTCAAGAAATTCATGCAGGAGTATACGGCACAGTCATTTAAACAGTACAGGGAATTCCAGGTAAACCCTGGGCCACAGTTGAAAGCCTGGACTAAGGTATTCGGGGCGGAGAAGGCCCAGCAACTGGAACTTGAGATGCGTCGTAATTTCGAGTATCTCGATCAAGCCTTCCAAAAGGTGAAGCTAACACCTGGTGAGTTGTGGCGGGGAATATCAACACCGTTTAGCAAGGTCAAGGATGTCTATACCGAGGGCAACGTAGTTCGGTGGGACCAGATAACGTCAACGTCCGCCAAGGAAGGTGAGGCGTCCGTATTTATTGAGAATTCCCAGGGCAATGATACCGGATTTCTGTTCAAGATAAAAACTCACACCGGTGGCCTGGATGTAAACAAGGTCAGCCTCAGCAAAGGGCAGCAGGAGTTTTTATTGCCTCAGGGATTGAGCTTCCGTGTAACCAGGGTGACCCGAGAAGAGGGCATTACTACTGTAGAGCTGGAGGAGACTTCGGCGTCTGTATCCGCCAGCGTAGTCAAACAACTAAAACCGACCACGCATCCTGGAGTTAAGGTAGTACCTGCTAAGAAGGTTCCGAAGGAATATAAGGAACTTGCGGGTTACGCCAAGAATGAGGTGTCCGGCCGCGAGGTTTCCGTCGGTGTCCAGAAACCAACAGAACTAGCCAAGCTACCAAAGGCAGAGGGTCCCAGTACAGTGAGGCCGGCAGTATTGAAGTCGGACTGGAAGGACACAGCTACACTGGCAAAGGCAAAAGAACAGACTGCCTCGATGTTCCCGAAAATGGAGTTAAATATTGAGGGCATGGAAACACACGTAGCCAACAAGGTTATGAAACAGATGTCGTCGATCAGTAACGATATTCCCGAACTCAAGCAATTCGTTAAAGGGATGTCGAATGGTTGGCCGCCACCGGCGGGAGTAAAGCAAACGGCAATGTGCGCCGCAGGCCCTGGTGGGGAGATTTGGGTGAATCCCCGGGTATTCAATTCGATACAGGGAGAAAAGGAAATCAAAGTAGCGGCCCAGAATAATTGGTCTGTTGCTAGGAACCAACAAGAAGCAATCACGCATGAGGTAGGGCACCTAGTAGCGGATATGCTATCGAGGGACCCGTCGATGCGTGCAGCACTTGAGGAATTCATGAACACAGCTCCTGGACGATCGAAGTTATCGATGTACGCGGTTTGGGACAAGAAAGAGGCATTCGCAGAGGGCTTTGTACGGATGTACCAAGGCGGAAACGGACCGTATGAAAAAGCGCTGAAGCGGTTTCTATCAAAAGCGACAGGGAGAAAGTTTATATGACGCAGATGGTTATGCCGATGTGTGCGGTTTGTCAACACGTGAACGCAGCTGGCGAGCAGTTGACTTGCAAGGCGTTTCCTGAGGGAATTCCGTACGATATATTGTCGAGTGAATTCGATCACAGAAAACCTTATGCCAACGATCATGGCGTACGCTTTACTATGAAGCCGGGAAGGACTTATAATTTCCCTATATACCCGACTCCGGTTGAGTAGAGAGGATTATATGTCAGCGATAACTCGGAAGGACATCGCAGCTGCCTTTGATAAAGGTCATTTGAGGGCGACCGAACTTAGCTATCCTTTGGACTGGTACCAGCTCCAAGATGGCATCATAGTTGTGGTGCCCAAGAATCCGCCTGATTTCAAGTTTTGCGACGACCCGGTTGCCGAGCGAGCCTGGTGGGACCGCTGGACTAAGGAATAACCGGGGAGGGACCTGCAGTAAAACCACGAAAATCTGCGGTTAGGGCCTGGAGGCAGGGTTTTTCGCCACCGGGACCGTACAATATACCTGTTAGCCATCATAATTCGGCCTAGGGCTCATTATCAGAGGGGTATTATGGCAGTCCAGTTTGAAGGAGTAGTAGCAATTCCGACCAGAGGAGCCGTATTGACGGATGTCATGCAAGGGGTAGTCCAGAACATGGTAAATCGCATGGTATGTAGCGGCAAGTTTTGGACTATGCGGACGACTACGAAGGACCCGATTCCGGACGCACAGAACAATGTCACCCGGGAATCACTTTTAGTAAATCCAGATATGATTTGGTACGTCGAGGAGGACACAGTACCGGCACCGGGAGTGCTTGGGAACATGATTCGAATGTGTACCGATGTGGTTGTAGCGGATTATAACTTGGAGAAAGGAGAAAAGGCAGTTCATTATCGGGACGGGAAGTTACTATTCGGCGGGCTGGGTTGTATGTTAATCCGGCGTCGAGTTCTTGAACTAATCGGAGATCCCTGGTTCAGTGTCAAGGCGTATACGATCGTTCCCGATGGTACGTTTGCGAAACAGGGATTCACACCGAAGTATGGTGGACAAGATATATCACTTTTTGCCAAGCTACAGAAACTGGGTATCAAGGCTCAGTGCGTGACAGAGAGTTATAGGTGCAAGCACCTGCGGATTGACAAGCTGGGAGAACGCGGGACTAACAACGGACTTCATACGATCCGGGAGTTATAATGGGTAAGCTAATCGTTCTACAGACCGTCGAGAAGAAGCCAACAGTTGACGAAACGGAACCAGTGAAGGAGGTGATAGAGGTACTCGAAGAACTCATGGTCATGGCGCAGAAGGGTGAGCTACGCGGAATCGTAGGATTGGCATTGAACACTCGACAAACAGTAGGGCATATCATCGTGGGCGATATGGACGACAGGGTGTATACGATGGTGGGCGGGCTTGACATACTCAAGGACGAGATCAAGCTTATGTACCTGGAAGCGGAGGAGTAGTGGTGCGGTTGTCTGTAATTATCCCGACTAGGTTACCAGCGTTGCCTATTGACAATGTAACGCTGAGGACTTTGGATAAACAGTACTGGAGGGAATTTCAGATAGTCATTGTTCCTGATGTGAACCAGAGAGGTGCAGGTTGGGCGCGGAACGTGGGATTTGCTACTCTAGGTCAGGGATTCCCGTTGACAGAATATGTCTTGTTCTCGGACGACGATATTGAATGGGACTATCGGGCGTTAGGGTTTATGGTGGATATCCTGGATCGGCATAAGGACGCTGCGTATACGTATTGCTCGTACAAGGTAGGACACTTGTTAATAGGGCACCAGCAATTCGACGCGAACTGGTTGAAGCGAACGAACTATATCTCCACGATGTCAGTAATTCGGTCGGTTCTGTTTCCAGGGTTTGATGAGACTTTGAAACGGTTCCAGGACTGGGAACTATGGATTAGAATGTTGAGGAGCGGTTATAAAGGGGTGTATTGTGGAGCAACCTTATTTCAAACCGTTAGAAAGCCGGGAATCACGTATAACGGCCCTGTTGATTGCACTGAGGCAGAATTTGCTGTGCTTAAGAAGCACGGAGATTGGATTAATTCATGAAGTTCAAGCATTTCATTTTGACACGTTACGCGTTGCGAGCAACAGAACTGCGGGTGAAACTCACACCGGATTGGTTCCCGCACAGACTGGAACTGTTTAGGAATATCACATTACCGTCAGTGAACCGACAAACGGTGGATGGTTTTGTATGGCTGATTTATTTCAGTCCAGAGTACATGAAGGATATGGGAGAAGCCGTTCACGTTATGACCCGGTGTCCTTTTGCTTGTCCCGTTGTAATAGACAAGGGGTGTTTCGAGGAATTCAACGATGAGATGCGTGCGTCCATGGATAAATGGCTTACGGACGAGACTCATGTTATTTCGACTCGACTGGACAACGATGACGAGATAGCCCCGGATTTCCTTGAACTCGTGCAGGCCCAGTTTAAGGGACAAGACAAGACATTTGTAAACTTTACCAACGGCCGCAACAAAACAAAGGACGGATTTGTATTGCATCCGCATCCGAGCAACATGTTTGTCAGTCTAATAGAGAAGCGAGAGGGCTTTGAGGGCATATTCACCTGGGCACATAATATGGTGGATAAGGTTGGACCTGTCATCCAGCTACCACAAGAAGACAGGTGGACACATCACATTCATGGAAGGAATGTTTGGTTATGAAAATAGGTGTATTTACGTACTTTTATCCCGCATGGTGTGAAACGTTCGTCAGGCGCGAGGTAGAGGCGCTGGCAGCAATGGGCAACGAAGTAATTGTATTTCGGCTGAAAGACCCGCCACCAGGACCGCAGGTAACGTCCCCAGTAAAATCGTACTCAATACCAGAGGCTGAAAATTTCGATCTTGACGTGCTATATGGATCGTTAGCGTTTCCAGCACACGAAGCGATGTATAACTATGCACTGAAAGCAAACAAGCCTTTCGTATTTCGTCTCTGGTCTGGTTTGGACGTGTTCCAGTACCAACGGCCGGCGTTTTATAACAAGGCAACACAGCATCCACTATGCAAGGGCACGATAGTGGAGGACCAGTTCATGGAGGACTATGTCAAGAAGCATTTGGAAGTTCGTGGTGAGATATTCCAAGTGCCGAACAGTTTGCTTATCTCCAGTTATCCGTTTACACCGTTACCAGAAAAACCAGTAATACTGGCAGTGGGCCGTTTTATCGAGAAGAAAGGATTTATATACTTGATAAGAGCGGCGAGGATATTACCTGAGTATCAGTTCATCCTGGTAGGGGACGGGGAACTGATGACAACGTTTCGTATGAAGACTAACAGGGCAACAAATATCAGCTTAATAGGAACTGTTGACGAAAACTCGTTGAAGCTGCTGTATCGGGATTGCTACATGCTTGTGGCTCCGTGTGTCATGGCAAAGGGGGGCGATGCGGATGGTGTCCCGACGGTAGTACTTGAGGCCATGGCTTGCGGGCGTCCTGTAGTAGGATCGGATTTGTACTCGATGTCGCAATACGTGACATCCGGGGTCACTGGGCAGTTAGTTATGCCTGCGAATACACACGCTTTAGTTAATGCGATCCAGATACTATGCGAGGATCGTATTAATGCACAGGCTATGGGTACTCGGGCTCGGGAATGGGCCGAGAATCGTTTAGATATAAATCACAATATTACGAAAATCTGGGATATTCTGGCTACTGGCTCTGGTAAGAAGTGGCAAGCGGCTGTTGACATTGTGGAAGCGGGCCGAACTTTGTATGGTACGCCAGAAAGGTTAGCATATTATGCGGAAATACATAGGGAAGCGTTTGCCGCAATGTCTTTGCACGGATCTTGCTTAGATATAGGATGCGGTGATGGCCGGCTATCTCCGTATGTGTTAGAAACAGCTACAGAATACACCGGGGTGGACGTTGTAATACCAGAGTCTTCGGATTTGAATTTAGGTAAGGCCTCGGGGGAGAAACTTCCGTACGAAGATGAGCAATTCGATTCGGTGTTGGCATATAGTGTTCTCCAGCATGTAGAGCATCCGGAAGTGTTTCTATCGGAAATGCGTCGAGTACTCAAACAAGGAGGCGCTGCCGGATTCCAAATCTGTTTGGATTCGAATCCTATTTTTATGTGGTTGTGGAACGAGGAAGAGGCAACTGCATTGGTAGCTAAATATTTCCAGATACGTAGTACACATCTGATAAAGAGGACTTACAGTAAGATACTTGTTATCGATGCGCGGAGGAATCCTTAAATGCCATACGACACTGTTAGAAAATTCGAGAGGGAAATAGCTGCTTGGACAGGGGCAAAGTATGGCATTTCTGTTGAGAGCGGGTCAGCTGCTATTTTCCTGAGTTGTCTCTGGAAACGTATCGGAGAGCACAAGCTGCCTACAACGATACCTGCGAGGACCTATCCTAGCGTGCCTTGTTCGATTATTCATGCTGGTGGAACGGTCAGTTTTCATGACTACACTTGGGCAGGAGTGTACGAGCTGTATCCCTGGGCGATATGGGATGCGGCGTTGCGCTTCCGTCCTGGTATGGCTAAGGGAATTGCGGAAGGTCTTTACTGTTTGAGTTTTCATGTGAAGAAGCATTTGCCTATTGGGCGTGGTGGAATGATTCTTACAGATGACGAGGATGCGGCTCGTTGGTTAAAGCGGGCTCGTTTTGATGGTAGAGGGGAGTGCGACTTGTCTGAGGATAATCTCACAATGCTCGGCTGGAACATGTACATGACACCGGAACAGGCGGCTAGAGGGCTGCAACTGTTTTCGATGATTCGTCATTATTGTCCAAATGACTTGCTTGTGGCAGATCAGGGATATCCGGATCTTAGTCAGTATCCGGTTTACAGAGGAGAATAGCTCGTGTCGGAACCAAAAGTTTCTATAGGTGTCGCAGTATATAATCGTCCGGAATTAGTCATCCGTACTTTAGATTCAATTATGAACCAGGATTATACCGGACAAATTGAGATTATCATAACGGATGATGGTTCGACTGATAACACGCCAGAGGTACTCAAGGCATACGAAAAGTTTCATACCTGTTTTGAGAATCGTGTTATTAAGTATTTCTGGCAGACTCATGGTGGGATTGCGAAGGCGCACAATAACTTTCTGCGTCAGCGTACTGGAGATATATGTGGGGTTTTGGATTCCGATGACATGTATCGTGCAGCTTTTGTAACCGAATGCGTTAAAGCACTTATGTGGAATTCCGGTATCGGCCTAGTATATACTGACAATGTCTATGTAGATGGAGATGGTACCGTTCTTAGAGACTGCCCTGCTATTGAATGGGACATGACAAGATTTCTCAATACCCGCAATATACGTGGGGATTGCTGGTTAGCCTGGTGGAAGGGCGTATTGGAATTCGCACATTACGACGAAACATTCAAATTTGACCTGGATTACGATCTTTATTATCAGATGGCCCAACGAACTAATTTTATGAGGGTTCCTTTACCATTACACGCTGTTCGTGAGCATGGTGGTCGTTCTACAAGGTATCGTGAGGAGGCAGCGTACTATCATGCGGCAGCCCTTGCAAAATATGGCTTTTCAGTTACTTATGCTTACAAGAGGGCTCGGGAATTTGGTATGTTTAACGAATGGCGGGATGCTATTGTGTCAGGATACAAATTTGGGAAGTTACGACGTGCAGAATTACATTTGTAGAAAATACTAGTTGAATTTGGCCGTCAGTCGCCTATAATCGCCTTCTGATCAAGTTGTATATTCGCGGGAGGCGAAATGGCAAAGTTAGGCAAAGGTGTTTTAACCAAGGAAGAACTCGAACAGGTTCCGGAGAACTTGCGAGAGCTTTATGTCGAGAAGGACGGGAAATTCGTTCTCGATATAGAGAATGTGGACGACTTGCCCCAGGTGGGTGGTCTGAAGTCCGCATTGCAGAAGGAAAGAGACAACGTCAAGAAGCTCAAGGGCGATCTCCAGGCTACCATCGACAAGTACAAAGACATCGACCCCGACAAGGCCCGTGAAGCAGCCAAGAAGCTAGCAGAGCTTGAGGACAAACAGCTGCTGGACGCCGGCAAGGTTGACGATGTGGTTGCCAAGCGTACGGAACGTATGCAGGCAGACCATCAGACCCAGATTCAGAAATTCCAGGAAAAGCTAACCACGACAGAGACAGAGCTGAACCAGACTCGTTCTACTCTGGCGCAGGTTCAGATCGAACGAGCCATCACGACTGTCATTATTTCCAAGACAGGCGAGGCGCTTGGAGTAGTTCCGCAAGCAATCCCCGACATTCAACGCCGAGCCAGGGAAATCTTTCAGCCCGATAGTAAGACAGGGGCGATCATTCCCCGGCGCGCCGATGGTTCTATCATTTACGGAAAGGATCCGACTCAGCCAATGTCGATGGAAGAATGGCTCACGTCTTTACGGCCGGATTGTCCTCATTACTTCAAAACGTCTGGTGGAGCGGGTGGTGGTAGTAACGATGGCGGGGGAACCGCTATCCCGAAGAAAAAGCGTTCCGAAATGTCGCAGGCCGAGAAAGCGGCATTTATCGGGAAGCACGGGCAGGACGAGTTCTTTAAACTGCCTGCGTAGTTCGTCAGATTCAAAGGCGGATCGTGGCGGGAGGCCAACGTTCTTAGTCAACAAACCAAGCAGTATAAGTCAGGAGTCACATATGAACGGAAAGAACGGAACAGTCATCCTGGCCCTGGTCGCGGCCGCTCGCGGTGGTGCAGGAACCAAGGCTGACTTTGTCATTTACGACGAGGAGTTCTTCGGCGGTATGACAGAAGTCCTCATGCAGAACTCGGATGCTTTTAACGGCGCGTCGAGGAACACGATTCGACTCGTGCCGAAACGGCTGAAGGGTGATTACGAAAAGGAATCGTTCGTCAAGGAGATTTCGGGTCTGATCTCCAGGCGCGACGTCGAAAGCGTCGAGGACGCGGACGATCTCAAGTTGGAACAGGGCGAACTGATTGGGGTGAAGATCAACAGGAAGATCGGACCTGTCGCGCAGTCGCGTGACGCCTTCCGGAAGATCGCCGAAGATCCCCAGTTGTTCTCGTTCCTGCTCGGGCAGCAGTGGGGTGTTGCGGTGGCGGTGGATTACATCAACAGTGCGATCCGGGCCGTTGCAGCCGCCCTGTCTGGCATTTCCGATGTCGCTCTCACTGACTACAGTGGAGAGACTCTCATTCACACGTATTTGGCAGAAGCTCTCGCCAAGTTCGGAGATAACTCGAAGAACATCCTTTGCTGGGTCATGCACTCCAAGGTATGGTATGATCTGGTGAAGCAGTCCATCACCGACAAGATCACTAACGTCGCTGACGTCACGATTATTCAGGGTACCGCAGCTACTCTCGGCCGACCGGCAGTTATTATTGACAGCCCGTCGCTGGTGATTGCTGGTACGCCGAGTCAGTACGTGACTCTGGGACTGGTCCAGGATGCCGTGGTTGTCGACGAATCTGAGGAACGGGATATCGTGTCCGACGTCATTACCGGTAAGGAGAATATCCTCATGCGGCTGCAGGGTGAGTACGCGTATAACCTGAAGGTCAAAGGGTTTGCGTGGAACACGGCGGCCGGTGGTGGGTTGAATCCTTCCGATAGTGCAGTAGCCACCGATGAGAACTGGGTCCAGAAAGCGGCCAGTCACAAGTCGTTGGCGGGTGTATACCTGCTCACCGAATAACCTGTAAAGGTTGAGCCCGGTAGCACCTGTGCGGCGGATCCGGCTACCAAGTGCGTAACCGTATAGGTCAGGGGCATACCGGAGAGATTCGGGTGCCCCTATTTTTTTAACCGGAGGATATAATGCTACAGGTAGTCGACGTTCCGAAGATATTGATATTTTCAGCGAATCACAACAAGCCGCTGCGCTATGAACTGCGGACGTACGCGGAGAAGAAGTACCCGGGTGCGATGATATTCGCAAGGGCGAATGTGGCAGTACTTGCCGCGGACCTGGAAAAAGCGGACGTAATCATCGCAACCAAGGCGGACGCCGCAATTTTGGACATGTACAAAGCCAAGGGATTCAAGGTGGATCTTTACAAACCACCGGAAGCCCAGCCGTCACCGATTCCGGTCAAGCAAGCGGAAGTTCCTGAGGCCCCAAAAGCTCCGGAGGAACAGCCCAAGGCGGCCGCTTCTGAACCGGCCCCGGTGCCCAAAATAAAGAAGATAAAGAAACCGCCCAGGGAGTAAACCATGGCACTGGAAATCAACGCCCTAGTGGGCGATCCCGATGCAAACAGTTACATAGATCTCGAAGAGGCTGAGGAGTATTTCGAGTCTAGGTCGCCAGAGGCTCCGAATTGGGCAGCCGAGGAAGAGGGTGTCGATACTAACAAGATTCGAGCCCTGGTAACGGCTACCCGGTTATTGGATGCGGAGATTGACTGGGATGGAACGATTACTTATCCCGATCAAAAACTCCGGTGGCCTCGTATCGAGTTATATGACGCCGAGGATCGGGAGATTCCGGGCGACGAGATTCCCGACGAGGTCAAATGGGCTGTTTGCGAATACGCGGAAGTCCTACTGGCAACGGACAAGACCGAGGACATGTCGTCCGCGGGTATATCATCTTTGCAGGCGGGTTCGATCAGTATCAATTTCAGTCAGAGCCAGCCTCCGAAGCGAGTAGTATTACCCGATTACGTTTGGGACCTGGTTCGGCGATGGGGACAACGTCGGGACGCGTCTCAGGGTAGCGCCAGATTAGTCAGAGGATAATATGGCAGGCTTAGCTTCGGTTATCAAGAAAGCTATTCAAACGGCAAAGAAGGCGACCAAGGATCTGCAAATCACTATCACGCTGGAACATTGCAACGGCGATGAGAAGGAAGATGAGAAGATCGTTGGTCGCCGGACTTACGACTCGCCGGGAGTTCAATACAGGGTTGTAGTTGACAACAAGACCCGATATGTCAGTATGGACAACGGTATTCAGGGTGTTGAGATATCGGGTATTCAGTTTCTCGACCCTGTAATGATTACGGTTCGAGATCGGATCACATTACCAAACGGAAAACAGCCTCAGATCATGTCGATTGAAGGCGTGCTGAATCCGGACGGCGTTTATTACGCCCCTAAGGTGATTTTCTAATGCCTACTGTAAAAGACGTACTGGCACAGGGGTTTAGGCAGTGGTACACCGAAGGGAAAGAGTATTGCATCGGGGTTATCCGGAGAAACTGGCTACAGGGTCCCAGGCCTCAAAGGCTGGGCGTGGTAAGTGGTAATCTCCGGAATCGAGTTTGGGGCAAGGTGCTTTCAAACGGTTTTGCCGTCGGAACCAACGTCCTGTATGGCATTATGTGGGAGTTGGGTATTAAAGCCCACGAGGTTGTAGCTAAGCGGGCGAAAGTACTTGCGATCCCCGTGAAGCTAGTGAAAGGGACGTCGAAATCAGGCGCCAAGAAGATGGGCGTACTGAAAACCGGAAAAGGCAAAGGTCTTATATTTCGCAAGCGGGTTTGGATTCCGAAACAAGAACCTCGTAAGTGGCTGGAACCTGGAATGCGGGAAGCATTGCCTCAGGTTCAGAAGATGGGCGTCGGTATTTTGATGCGGTCTATCCAGAACGCAATACCTAACAGGAAAGTGTCCTACTAATATGGCCGTCACACTGGAATCGGCATTCGAGAATTTACGAGCAGCCTTTAATACGGCATTAGTGACTACGGACGAACAAAATCCGAAGTCACTAAGCAACATGATTTCCAATACTCCAAAACACCCGGAGCATGTGGAAGAGGACGACGAGTTTCCGTATGCGTGTATGATATATTCCGGCGAGAAGCCGGAGTATGAGGGTTCAGACATGCTATGGATCCAGCCCAGCCGAGAAATGGCAGCCATCCAGATGTGGTTAGCGGTGGCGCCTTCGGAATCGGATGCACTTTCGGTGGATCTGATGAAGCTGGTAAAAGTGGTTCGCGATGTTGTTAAAGCTACCACGAGGAAAGCACAGTCAAACGGATTCAGAGTCCGCGTTGACAGTGTAGAAACTGAGTATGAGCCATCGGGAAGATGGGGGCTTGCGGTAGTCACCGTGACTATCGGGGCGTATGACTAGTTAACCTGGCCGATCAGCGGCCTGAATTCAGGAGACAGTATGCGAGGGATTGACTTACAGATGGCGTTCAGCCTAAACAAACAGGCTGATATGAAAACCGCGATGGCGGCCGCATCGATCGACCGTTGTCTGCCGTATCGCGCCTTCGTCCCGTCGACGCAAGAATTTCCCGATGCGATCAGTGACGCACCCTGGTATGGCAAAGGAAATTCTTATGCGTCTTTCTGGGACCCGATCACCAAACAAGTGATGCTGCCCAGTAGGGAGTTTTCACTTTCGAATTTGTCGGCTCTGTTCGCGCCGGCAATGGTCATGGGCAAGGTGGAAGCGGCAACACCGGGTTCGGGTGCTGGGGTGTATAAGCACCGGTTTACTTTCCAGGATCCGTTGGCGTCCCCGGAACCGATTTACACGGCCATGATCGAGAAGATGGGCAGTATTTACCAGCGTTTGATCAGCGGCGCCGTCATCGAGCAGTTTACTCTCACGGGCGTCAGGACGGACCATGTCACAATCGCCTGGCAGGGTTTCGCGCGCAAGATGGTGACCGATGCGACCGCACTCCCGGAGATTCCGGACTGTTCGTTTTTCAAGACCATCAAGGGGACGTTCAATTTCGGTGCTACCGGGGCCGCTGCGAACGTGTCGGCCCAGTTGGTAAGCTGGAACCTGACCGTGAACCAGAACCCGTCGAAGTGGTGGATGCCCGGTAATGCGGCCGGCGAAGAGAACCTGCTCACAAAGTGCAAGATCGGGAAGCAGTCGGCTATCGGTCAGATCGTGATCTTACTCGAAGACGCCAATCAGAAGACGTTGTTCGAGAATAACTCCGAATGCGAACTCACTATCCTACTGGTGGGCGACAAGATCGGAGCCACCGATACCAAGTATCAGGTGGAGATCAACATTCCGCACTTGAAGATCCCCAGTGAGGCGTTCGGTGAGGAGCAGGAGCAGGTTACGTACACGATTCCGTTCACGGAGAACACGATTCTCAAGGATCCCGATGACGACTATCTGTCCATCGAGGTTCAGTGCGACGAGAACGACGCCAAGTTGCTGGTTGCGGCGTAGCGGAGTCGGTCATGATTGGAGTAGCAAGACCGACAAGGGGTTTGGAGTTCGCGGAATCGGCTCAGTCTATCGAGCGTAACCTAAGGGGTGTTCCTCATATAATAGAGCGCACTTGGGACCAGCCGCTTCCGGATTCTTTTAACTACCTGTCGGACTTGCTGCTCGCAGAACCGGATGTAACCGACATTCTGTTCGTGGAAGAAGATGTGGTAGTGCCTCAGGGTGGTGTTGAGGCACTTCGGTCTGTAAACGCAGATATTGTTTCTCTTAATTATCCTTTAAAACCATCCGGCAGAATATCTGTAATGCGCGATCAGGACAAGAATCTGCTGTGGGTGTCATTGGGCTGTACCTTGATAAAACGGCGAGTATTCGATGGTATGCAGCGTCCCTGGTTCAGAACGGCTCACACTATCGGATCAGTGCATGAGGGGAGCTCGTGTAAGAAAAGGACGTACAGACTGGTTGCGAGTCCGTCATTTCCGTATGGTGGACAGGATGCTTACTTTTGTTGGAATGCAAAGGAAGCAGGATTCGGGCTAGATGTCGTCAATAACTTGATGGCTGATCATTTGGTGCTAGTGGCGCTGGGTGCGCCGACAACAAATGACGGTTGTCACCAGATCCGTCGGGTATGTCCGACAGGGAGTTAAACAATGGAAACGATGAAAGAGGAAACACCAGTACCGGTGTATGAACTAACAGCAGAGACGATCGGATTCTTGTTTCGTATTCGTCACGACTCCGGCAAACCGTTTGCCGTTCATACCAAGATGAAACCTTACGACAATCGGGTCATGATCCAGTTGTTGAAGGAGCGGGCCGGCTTTATGCAACAGGCGAAGGACGACTTCGACGCCTGGGACGTGAAGGACGGTAGCGTGGTTGCCGGTCGTGAGTTTTTCGATGCGCACAAAGTTGAGGTGTCTCTGAACGGAACCGTTCTCACGGACGAGCAGTTTGAAAAGCTCGATGCCCGATACAACATTCGGGATGCTACCATCGAGCACGGATATAACGGAATCCACCGGGTGCTGGCCGATCCTGAAGAAGAACTTAAGAAATTGGACGTCGATGACATCCTGGGAGATACTACAATCCGGATGAACTTTTCCCTGACCGACGAAAAGGGCCAGGAACAGACCGTTATCATCGAACACGCCTTTGACTACCCGAATGCGATGGATTCTCTCGCTTATGAGAGAGCCCAAATACAGCAAGGCCTTCGCGCAGGAGGGTTTAGGGTCGCTTATAACCACGAAGCCCTGAATACTCTATACAATAAGAAGATTCAGGCCGTCCTAGGTCTGGTAATCAACGGCCAGCCTTGTACGAAGGCCAACAAGGACGAATGGGTCGATCTGGTTCCCTATTTGATGAAGCGCGCGGCTCTGAACTTCATGTTCACCAGGGCCGAGAGGGCTACAAGGGGAAACGGATAACGCTGGAGGGCTTTAGGGCCGCCCTCCGGGTACATCTGGCAGGAGGCTCTGCGGGATGCGAGCACGAACCGAATTGGCGTCAGCTATTTTCGGTGGTCGCCAGACCAGACGACTCAGCATCGAGGCGCAAATGGGCCGCAAAGTCAATCAAGGAATTGCGGCCTACTTGCCCTAAGTTGCAAATGAATCCAACAGCTTGTTATGGTTGCCCTTCGAACCCGATAAAGGACGATCCCGATTTGGACCGGGGAGCGTACCAGATGTACTCGGGACTAATAGAAACGATCGGAAAGTTAGTCGATGCTGTTAGGTTCGGCTTCGTGCCGGCTGATTCGATTACGCGATTAGAGTTTTCTCTAATACGCATATACGATAAATCAGTAAACTCGCGAAGGTGGTAATTATATGCCAGAACTTGTATTCGTAGTAAAGGACCAGGGTGGACAGCTTGTACTAAACAGGCTGAACGAACTCGACAAGTCTTGGAGTAAGGTCGGGGAGTCCGGAAAAAAGTCCATGCAGGAAGGGGAGAAGGCTGCAAGTATGTTCGGCGAGTCCCTGGATGGCATCAAGGACATTGTTGCAGGTCTGGCATTAACTTTTGGTGGCATGAGTATTGCCAGTCAGATTGAGCACTGGTCGGACAAGCTAATTGGATTCGAAACCGAGTTTGCGAAGGTTACTACGTTGTTTGATGCTAGTAGCGGGACTTATGATAACTTGAAGAACCAACTGCTGGACATCGGTGGGGAATTTGGTACTAGTGCGGATCTGGCAAAAGGGTTATTCGCTACTTTGCAGGCAGGTGTATCGACAGCGGATTCTATGGAGTTCTTGAAACAATCAACTATGCTATCGAAAACGGCGTTTATAGATACCAACAGTGCCGTGGATCTGTTGAAGGTATCTTTAAACGCTTACGGAAAAACCGTTGACGATGCGGCAGATACTTCTGAGACGTTGTTCCGTATTATGCGGACGGGTGGTGGAATAGACGCACAGGAATTGGCTCGGGGTTTAGGGCGTGTAGCCGCGGTAGCGTCTACTTTGGGTGTTCCGTTAACGGATGTGGGCGCGATGATTGCGACTCTCAAGCAGCAGTCGATTCCGGCAGCCCAGTCAGCAGTAATGTTAACTTCGGTTATGACCAAGATGACAACCGAAGGTAGCAAACTAAACAAGATCATGAAGGAATACAATATTGATATATCGAAGGCTCGTATCCAGCAGGACGGATTCGGGGCCGTACTTGCCGACTTAGGACCGTATATCAAGGACGATACGGACTTAATGTCGGAAATGGGAATCCAGGGTCGTCAGTTGAATGCGTTCTTGTCCCTGACAACGACTTTGTCCGATAAATACAAGGTGAAACTGGAGCAGATGGGCGAAGCCGGAAAACACATGGAAGAATCACACGCGAGGATGGAGGAAACACTCGGGGAGAAATGGGAAAAGACTATTAACAATGCCGAGAGGGCAATGGACAAGTTCCTCGACGGTGTTGGATTCCTGAAACCTATGGTGGACAAGCTGAACGAGACCTTTACTACAGGGCACACTTGGATAAATAAGGTTGCTGCCGCGGTAATAGGACTGGCACTGGCTTTCGGAACACTCAAGATCGTGACGGTTATTTCTCAAATGTCCATGTTTGGAAATATCCTTGCCGGCCTGCAGCTATTCACTATGGTTAGCAGTTTAGCAGATCTCCAGGCAGCGTTCAGTACATTGCTACTCGGTATCAATCCTGTCATTTTGGCTCTGGCGGTGTTGACGGCAGCGGTTATTTACTACAAGGACGAAATTTCGGATGCAATCATAGCGACTGGGCGATGGTTAGGACTTGTTGATCAGCTACCTGTTGTGACTGAGGCCAGTGGTGCTGCTACAGGGCGTATGGCGGCTCAGTTTGGAGTTTCAGCAGCGAAAATGAAGGAACTAATAACGGCGGGGGACGGTGCCGGGTTAACTCTACGGGAACATGCTAAACAAATTGAGGAAGTCCGTAAAAAGGTGGAAGCGGGAACACTCAGTCAGACGGACTACGAAAAGGCGTTGTTAAGACTTATCAAAACCCGCAAGATGGATACCGATGCGGAAGATAAGGCCTTCGATGCTATGAACAAAACCGGCAAGTTATCCGCCGAGGAAAAGAAGAAGGCCGAGGAATTAGCCAAAGCGATGGAGCAGCTTGCGAATCCTGGGAAGGAGCTTGCGGAGAACCTGTCGTTAATAACTCGGGCCGGAAAGAGCACAACCGACTTTGCCAGGGCGTACAGTAAGCAGATTGTGGAAGCAGCGGATGCGGCCGACACTCTTAAGTTGTCATTACCGGCTAGTATCAAGGCTTTGTTACCACAGGCTAAGGCATTCGAGGCTACAAAGGACAAAGCGAAGGAAGCGGCCGAAGCCGTAAAACAAGAGGCGAAGGACTTCGCGGAAAACCAGAAGAAGGCAGCGGAATTGTTAAAGAACTTGCCTCTGGTAGCCTTCGGATTCAAAAGTGACGAGATGAAACAGAACTATCAGGCTATGTTTCAACAGATGGTAGTTGTTGATTATCTCTCTGGTAAGTTTCACAACATGGCCGAGATCTATGCGGACGCCACCGATAAGTTGAAATGGCTCGATGGTGTTATGGTGAAGAACAATGCGGATATTCGTGCTCAGGCTGAGGCATTCAAGGAGAGTATTTCCTATACCGGATTGTTGAAAGCGGCATACGAAGAACTCGGAATATCTGCGGATAAGGATCTTAAGAAGGTAATTGATGCTGAGAAACGAATTAATGATAATCCGTTCTTGTCAAAGGGAGTGCGTACAGATGCGGTAACACAGGCTGTTCGGGATACTATGAATCAAATGGGCCAGCTAGATTCGTATACAAAGAAAGCTCTTGATGACATGGTATTTGGAACCGACGCAGCTGTCCGGGAAAAGATGATTCCTACCTGGATGGACTACCAGCGCAGCTTGAAGGATATCAACGGCCAGTTGGCTCCGGAAACGGTTGCTACGTTAACTAAGGTCATGACCGGGACGGATATCGTACTCAAGAAAGAGATGCTCCCGTTGTGGCAGGAGTATGTGGATTCGATTAAGCTGATATACGGTGGCCAGTTGCCAAAGGATATTGCGAAGATTGACGAGAAACTGAAAAAGCAACTGGGTGATGACGCCGGAGCAATGGCGGACGCGTTTACGCAAGAGATATCAACGATATTCACGGATTTTAGTAAGGGCGTTGCGGATATGATATTCGACGCGCAGTCTATGTCCGATACGATAGTTGGTATCTTTAAAGAGTTTGCGAAGATGGTTGTCAGGACTATTCTCCAGGAAGCTTTCAAGCCTGTTGAGAAAGGCCTCCAGGATATCATCAAACAGATTTTCTCGACTGCGAATGCGGCTAAAAAAGTAACCGACACAGGTACGACAACTGGAACGTCGGGTGGTACACTTACGCCTCTTGGAAAGGACTACGGCAGCGTACTCCAGGGTAGCTTAGGAGACTGGACTCAGGCAGCTACGACGGAAGGTTCGTCAACATCGAATGCAGCTTCGGCGACTACGACTAAGGGTCTTGCTGGATGGCTTTCCAAGATATCGGGAGGGAAGACAGGTGAAGGCACAGGGTTCGGTGGTATATTCGGATCCGAGGGTAGCTGGGGTGACTTCGGTGGAACAGCAGCGGGCGGCGCGCTACAGATGGGGGCGTTCGCTGGTGGTACCATGGCATTCATGGACTCGCTCAAGTCCAAGGGTGTTAAAGGCTGGCTTGAGGCTGTTGGGGGAGGTGCAGCAATAGGGACCGCTATTCTACCTGGTATTGGTACACTTATCGGGGCCGCAGCAGGAACTATTGTACATGGTATCGAGGTAGCGATTAGGGGTATTATCGGAAAGAATGCGTACCAAGCAGGGGCCGGTGAAGTGGGCCGAGACTTTGGTGGGGTATCTGCCAGTGAGGATGACCTGAAGAAGTTTCTTGATAACATGGGAATCGCAGAGGATAAGGCTTACGCCATCCGTAAAGATATTCTATCGAGTCCGCAGTCACTAGTTAACTTCATATACCCGATGGCTCAGGCTCAGGGAAAGACAACGGAATTCCTAGCCTCACTGGAGAAGGTACAAACGGCTTGGGGAACGTTCGATTTTAGAAAGGCATTCGACCTGGGTAACCTTACAGGGGACTGGACGGAATTGGATAAGGCTTACAAAGCAGCGTTTCAGGATTCTGCGGCTTTGAATCAGAACGTCCCCGATTGGCAGGATAAGCTCTTGATGTTGGGTAATGCTACAAAGGAGGTAGCAAAGAGCTTCCAGGATCTGTATAAGACATTCGTTGATTCTGGTGAAGTGAGCCAGGAATTGTCGGACTTCGTTTCGAAGAACAGAACGGATCTTGATAAGGCGGCTAAGTCGTCTGAGATGTTTGCGGACGAGCTAGCCAAGGTGGACGCGGTTATTAAGGCTTTGGGTGAACATGCCAGTGAGCTAGCCGTATTTAAAACCCTGAAGGACGGGTTCCAGTCGCTGGAGGACGGGTTAAATTCATTTAAACCTGCTATGGACGACATGTTTCAAACGTTTATAAACCAGGGCATTATAACGGACCAGCTAAAGGCCAAGATAACGGAGTACGGTGGCGATCTGAAAGCCTTCCAGGATACTGCAGGGTTGCTTAAGTTGAATAACTACTTTAGTGAGATGGTTCAGCACTTTAAGGATACTGGGGAGATACTACCCGACCTTAGAAAAATGTTTGAACAGTTTGGAGGTGACCTATCCGTACTTGATCAGGCAGCTGCGATGCCAAATCTCAAGGGCTTGTTAACTTCGATTACCGATCTTAAGCAGGGCTTGAACGATCTGGCTCCGGATAAGTCTCCGATTCAAAGTGTATTGGAAGGAGACTTTAGTGAGGAAGTTCAGGCACAGCTTGAGGCTATGGGCTTGGATCCGTCCAAGCTGGAAAAGATAACCGGTATGATTGACTTGATGAAAAAGTTCCAGGATGCCAGGACTGAGTTTGAGAAGACAGGTAAAATTCTACCGGGTGGGATCATGGAACAGATGCTGGGCACTTATGGTGGTTCTGCCGGCCTTGCGGCTCTGGATAAGTACAAGCAAGGATTTAACACCGTGACGCCTCAGTTGCTGGATACCATGCAGAAGAACATGGAGAAAGCGTTCAAGGACGAACGGAAAAACGTTTACGATTATTTGGCAGACATACAGTCAAAGACTCAGACTTCCGTGGACGATATATCCTCGAAGATTGAGGACCAGTTCCAGTTGGTCAGTACTAACATCGCAACGGCATTCGAGGCCGCAAGGGTATCTGCGGTGGCTGAGATTGACAAGATACTCGCCAAGATCAAGGAAGCGAATCAGGCGTTTATCGACCTCATTACAAACGTTAACAACGGTGGTACCACAACGACGCCGACTATCCCTGGTGGAACTGGTGGCGATGGTGGAGACGGTACTGGAGACAATACCGGAGACAACACCGGGGATGGTAGTAAGCCTTCGCAGCCGGATATTCCAATGGCGAACGCAGTATATGCTCCGGTGTATAACTTTAGTGGAGCAGTATTTAATGGGTGGGATGACTTCAAGTCTGAGGTTGCGGCCGCTACCGAAGAAGTATATCGGGATGGTGGGTTACAGTTTCTCAGAAGCAATTAGGAGCTAACCGTGACAGTCGCATATGGTCATTATCGATATTTAGTAGATTGGAACAATGACGGAGACTTCGGGGAAGGTGGCGAGGATATTTCAGCGTACGTCATCAAAAGCAACTGGAAGCGAGGTAGAGGCTCGGTATCTCCGTTAACCGGCCGCAGCCAATCTGGTAGTGCTACATTGACGATTGATAATGCTACCGGATATTTTTCCAAGAAAAATGCGGCTAGTCCGTATTATGGCAAGATGAAACTGGGCCGTAAGGTTCGCATCGAGATGAAGATAGGTTCCGGTGGCTGGATTACAATGTTCACCGGGGAGCTTGATACAGTATCCCCTGTTGGGGCTGCCCAGCGTAGTGATAACCAGGTGACGTTAACTGCTAAGGGGATTATTACTCGATTAGGCGATCGAGCATATGTTACTGTTGAGATGCAGGTTGACATCGCGACCGGAGCCGCAGTTGCCCTGGTGTTCGATGCAATAGGATTTACAGCATACAGTGTGGACACTGGTCAGACTACAATGTCCCGCTGGTGGACTAACGGAAAAGTAGCGGCTTTGGAAGCGATCCGCCAGATAGAGGAAACCGAACTCGGATTCTTTCTTGAGGGTCGCGATGGTTCTGGTATATTCCAGGATCGTAGTTATCGGTTCACTGGTGATCGTTTAGTATCTCAGGCTTGCTATACCAACATGGTGGATGGAGCTCCCGCTGGATCATTACGATTCGAAACAATCGAGCCTATAGATAGACGGCAGGACATTTACAATATTGTGGAAGTGGATGTCCGAGTGTTCAACAAGACAGAAGATGAAGTCTTGTGGACGCTAGTAAATATTAACGATGACACGAATCCGGGTGGAGCCCCTATACTTATTGCCGCAGGCGATACTTTCAAGGTTCGCGCGAAGTTTCCGAATCCGACTACACAGAATGGTTGGATTGCAGTTGACGAATGGGGTATTGTTGACCTGCAAGCGAATTCGGCTGGAGACGGATCTGGGGACGATTTGACTGAGCTGTTGATACCGGCGGATCCGGTTAAGTACTCGAACGCAATGGATCTGGAATTCCACAATACTAATGCTGTTCCTTGTTACATTACCGTATGCGTAGCTCACGGGGTAGCGGTAGTAGAGGGTGACCCGATTCCGATCACCAAGCAGGACGATGACAGCATCGCGGATATTGGTGAGAAGACTTTTACGTTCCCTGGTAAGTTCGTAACATCCGTTGAGGAAGCAACAGGGTTTGCGGAACATATTCTGAGTATTTCCAAAGATGAGATGATGGGTTTAACCGTACAGCTGGACGCGAATGCTAGTGCGGATCATTTGTTGGAGGCTCAGACTCGTCAGGTAAGTGACAGGGTAACCGTAACCGCCGATGAGAATTCTGGACTATATGTGGATACCGACTTTTTTGTTGAGACAGAGGCTCATTCGGTAGATCACCAGAACGCAAACCGGCATAAGGTTGTATATGAACTATCGGAAGCGACAGGGGAAGCTTGGGGACCGCTAAACGTACCTTACGTACCTAAAACCGTACCCAAGCCTCCTGGAGGGGTTTCTCCACACGTTCCAGACGACCTTTGGACTAACGCAATTAGTAATGGACTCCGGTTGTCTCTGGGGTGCGTAGCGGACAAATGGAATGAGGATATTGACGAAGGTGAGTTCAGGGCTCAGCTATTTGATGTGGGATTCTCGGCTAGTTCTGTTGACTTGCGTACTGTTGCTGAGGGAGGTACTCTAGCACATGATGGAGTAACACAATGGGTAGTCACTGGTTTGGCGGCTACTTTTGCCGGTATTGGTTACTTTATTAAGGCAGCATCCGCAGGTCGTTTGTACTTTGCTTTCCGGCTTCATAATTCGGCGGGTTATTCAGTGTGGAGTGACGGGAACGATACTCCGAACAAAGTTATTGACTATATCGATACTGAGGACGCGGCTAGTTCGGATACTGGACCACCAGCAGACTGGGCTGTTATTGTAGTCAAGGGAATAGCTGAAAATACAGTGCGTGTGCGGGCGTCTCGTCCCAAAACAAACGGCCATAAGATATGGTTTGGATTTTTCCAAATCAAGGACGCTACTACCGGGGCATGGCGAGGACTTAGTGAGGCTTCGGGTGTAGCGGGTTCGTCAACTATACTGTACGACGGAAGCGCCCAGGCA